AAAGTTATTGATATATGTAAACATATTGATTTTATTCCTACCAAAATAAGAATAAATCCTACAAGATATGGTGTTAGAAAAAATCCCTATATGCTTTTTGATAGGTGTTTTAATGATGGTAATTATTTTACTGTTTATTTAGAAGATGATATTATTCTTTCTCCAGATACTTTTGATTTAGCTAATTATTACTGTGAAAATTTTAAAGAGGATCAATATCTTTTATTATCATTTTGTAATTATCTTGAGAATGGAAATGATTGTAATAAGATTATTGAATATAATGATTTTATAGCTATCGGTTTTTGCTTTTTTTCTTATTCCTGGTATAATTGGATGAAACCATATTGGTTTGAGGATAGTATTACAGAAGGAATTGGTGGAGTTGGGTGGGATTGGTCTTTAAGATCAGTAATGAAGAAATTTAAATTGAAAACTTTGACTCCAAGCATTGCCAGGAGTAATCATATGGGAGTAATTGGAACTCATTGTGGACCTAAAACACACCAGAAATTATTTGGAAGTAAAATTCATTATACTGGTAGTGAATCTAATTTTTATTTAGAGGTTTAATATGGAAGGTATTATTAATGATCTTTCAAAAAAGAAAGTAGTTGATTATTTAAAAAATATAATTTCTGGAAAGATTTTATTACTTTTCCCTCATGGTCTTGGAGATTTAATATTATTTATGCCAATTGTAGAAGAATTAAAAAGAAGATTTCCAAGAGTAAATATTAAAATAGGGGGAGATGGGAAAAGAGGATTTGGAGATATAATAGGAGATAATTTTTTTTCTATTGATGGTTTTGGAGATTACAGAAAAATTTTAAGACAATTTAGTTATGTTTTTAATATTCAATATCCAGAACCAGATATGAAAAGAAGTGTTGTTACTATACAAAAACCATATTTGTGTAATTCTAAAGAAATTGGTTTAGAAGATTTTGTATGGAAACCTTACAGATTAAAAGTTGAATTGAAGAATGAAAATTCTAAAACTATAGGAGTTCATTTTTTCGGCAATACAAATTCAAGACATAAAAATCCTACAGAAACTTGTGCTTCAAGAATTTGTAAAGAAATAAAAGAAGTGGGTTATATACCATTTGAAGTTCATATGATTCATCATTTTACAAAGGATCAGAATCTATTTATTGGAAATAATCTTTTTGGAAAGGAGAACTCTTTAAGATCTGAGAAGCCAAATGTTCAAACTATGATTAATAAAATAGTAGAATGTAAATATTTTGTAGGTGTTGATTCTGGCCCTTTGTATTTGGCAGGTTCTATTTTAGGATTTGATAAAGTAATTGGTGTTCAAAAGTATTTAGAAATAGGAAGATATTTACCAATTGAAATTCCTAAAATAGATGTTAGGTATTATAAACCAAGATCAATATTTAATGAACTTAAAAGATTGGAGAATGGAAATGATTAAAAGATTATTATTGACTACCATAATTTGTTTGTTTGTTTTTGGATGTGCTACTCTCAAACCTACTATTCCTGCTGGTTGTGAGAATAGTCTTATTTATAAAAATGCACCCTGGTCTTTTGTAATGCTTACTGGAGCTATAGATGCTGCTTATATAATTTATACACAAAATCCAGAGTTGTATAAAAAAATTCAACAAGCAGCTAGAGAAGCAGAAGATACTTTAAACTCTTCTGGAATTATGACTTATGAAAGATTATCAAAAGTTCCAAATTTAACTCTTTTAATAACAAGTCAATTGTCTCTTATTTTTAGACCACAAGATACAATTGATACTTGTGATAAAAGAATTATTCTTGATTACTTGAAAATGATATAAGGAAAAATAAAATGAAATTTTCCCTTTGTGCTGGTGATATTTTCTTGTCTAAAAATCCAATGATATTTGGAAAAGCTATTTGTTTTATGGAAAGGCTTTGGTCAAAAGATCAACATGCTTTTTATGGTCATGCAGGAATTATTACCAGCACAAGAGGGAGAATTTTAGAAAGTTCTTGGAAAGTTCATATTGGGAATTTGAAACATTATGAAGGTGATAAAATAATTATTGCTAGATATAAATTTTTGAAAACAGATAAGTTTAAATTTGCTTTAGAAAAGATAGCTAGAAATCATTTAGGTCAAATTTATCCTGTCCACCGTCTTTTCTTACATGCTTTTAATGTGGCCCATTTTTTCCATTGGAAAAGATGTACTTGTGCAGAGCTAACAGTTAAGTTTCTTCATCTTCTTTGTAGAGATGAAAACTTATATGAATTTGAACATTGGTATGGTTGGACTCCTGATGATCTGCATGATGTATTTAGACGATGGACAGGACATTTTGATATTATCTTTGAAGGTGAATGGAATAGTTCCTATTTAAAATTTTAACTTACAGGAACCAAGGACAAGTTCTGATTCTTTAGGTAGTTCAACTTGAGTTTTTATTTTTTCTGCAATTTCTTCAAAGGTTTTATTTGATTTTAATTCTCCAACTTCCTCTGACCATCTTTCTTCCAAGAAATCTATTATTCTTTTTTGACTATTTATAGTATTCTTTAGATCTTGTATAGTATTAGACATTTTTTGTATTGTATCTTGTAGAGCAGCTTTAACTTCCTTATTATGCTTTATATTTTTCATAAGATGGTGAGAAAATAATCTAAGTTCTAAATTATAAATTTCTAAATGTTTTATTCTTAATTCATTTTTTAATGTATCTATTTCTTTGGATATTTGTATATCATTTAAATTATACATTTCATTAAACCAAATTTCTAACTTCTTTTCCATAATTTTTCTCCTTAGTAATTTTTCTAGGAAATGTGTAAGTACAAGCCAAGCATTTATACCAAGTTGTAATGAATCTTACCTCTAAAAATACAGATTTAAAATCTCTTAAAACATTGGTTTTTCCTTTACACTTTGGACACCTAATTAAATTTAGTTTATTCATTTTTTTTCTCTTTTCATTTTAAATAATAAGGTAATTTTTTTTATTTGAGCATCTGAAAATTTTATTTCCTCTCTTTCATTAAAATAGAACTTACATTTTTTACATGAAAAACCTTCCCATCTAAAATATGCTGCATGGTCTAAACAATTACCATAAAATATACAATTTACTTTTCTATGTTTGTCTGCCATTTCATATGTTTCTAATTCAAAATCTAACTTTTTTGGTTTTGGATAAATCAATTTATTCATAGATTATTTTCTTTAAATATTTTAAGAAATTCTTTTTCTGTTAAATCTCCAGGGTCTTTATCTTTAGGTAAAACTAAAAAATCAGAATCACAAAACAGTTTCATTTTTGTTTTATAATAATCATGCCAACTATCCCCATCTAGCATGAAAATAACTTTTTCTGGTTTATATTTTTCCAATAATTTTATTTGTTCATCTGTCATTATTTTTGAAAATGTACAGGTTACATTATACCTTCTACTATAATATTTTTCAAGAAATTTATAAGTGTTTATATAATCAAATATACCTTCTACTATTAGTATTGGTTTATTTTTTTCTATTCTATCTACTTTGTATAGATAATGATTTACCTCTCCCCTTTTTATATATTGACTTTGAGTGAAAGATCTAATTATATATCCAACTATTCTTCTTCTGTGAATAATTGGAATTAGAAGTTTTCCTTTGTAGGTTCCTTCTATTATTATTTTGAAATCATATTCTGTAAAGTCTTTTAATCTAAGATTTTTTTCTTTAGCAAAAGATGATATGAATGGAATATTTTTAAAAAAGCTTCTACCTATTGGAAGATAGACTATTTTTGGTAACTCTTTCTTTGTTTGTTTTCCTGGTTCCTCTATAGTTTTGGAAAGAATATTTTTTACTTTTTCTAAATTGTCAATGTATTCATCTGAATTAATATTTGTTTCTTCTAATATAAATTGTACTGCTTTTTTATGAGAAATATTTTTAATATCAGATACAAAAGAAATAAGGTTTCCAGAGTATTTACATTTCCAACAACTAAAAGTTTTGTTGTTTGTATTTATTGCAAAATGATTATCTGTATCACCACAATTCTCATTAAGACAAGGAGAGATGCCTATCCAACCAGTTCCAATGTTATCTCCTGACATTTTATAGTCAATATTATTTTCATCTAAGAATCTGTATAAATCAAATTCTTGAATTGCTTGATTTACTAATGCATAATTAGTAGTCAATTTAATTCACTCCCCTCATATATTTCCTTTAACCATTTTTTTCTACTATAAATATTTTTTCTTCTTTCACTATATTTAATAAAATATTTGTCATGTTTTCCTATTTGTTCATAAATATCTAGTAATAATAATTCATCTTTTATTTCTGTTTTTCTTCTACCCCTACCAATTTTTTGTTTTGTATTTGTAATAGATTTTCTAGCAGAACCTAAAACAACACAATCTACATTAGGAATGTTTGTTCCTGTAGAAAAAACAGGGGTAGCAATACAGAATTTTAATTTTCTGTTGTTTAATCTTTCTTTTATATCTTCTAGATCCTCTCTTTTTAATTTAGACCATGCAATTTCTGGTTTTGTATCTAGAAACTTTCTTGATAATCTTTTTAACATTTTAGCTTGTTCATATTCATCTACTAAAAGTAAACAAGATTGTGTATTTTTTTTGTTAAAGGCCCATCTAACCATCTTTAAAAGAAATATACATCTTTCTTCATTTAGTAAAACATTTTCTCTGTATAGATCATAGTCTATATTTTCCGGTTCACAATAGAATTTAAACATATAAGCATTAACTGGTGCTACTCTCTTCTTTGCTTGTTTATCTGTAACAGTTATTATTTTTTCTCCCAATTGGCTTGTTAAATGAAACCATTTACTCTTTCTAGCTGAAGAAATAGGAGTAGCAGTTAATCCATATCTATACCATGTGGAATGAAAGTTTTTTAATATTTCTTCTATAGCGTCTATTGCTAAATGACATTCATCTACAATAATTAAATCACAATATTTTCCTAGTTCTACTAAGTTTGGTATTTTCCTCATACTTTGATAAAGCATTACAGTAATTCTTTTTAATTCTTTTTTTCCATCCCCAAACAAACCTATTTTCATACCTAATAATTTTTGGAGTTCTCTTATTGTATTTCTAGCAATATCACCAGTTGGAACTACAATTATAGTTCTTGGTATATTGAATTTTTTTATTATTCCAGCAATTACTATTGTTTTCCCTGCTGCTGTAGGAGCTTCTATTACACCTGTTCTTTTTTCTTCTATGAGTTTTAATATTTTCTTTTGGTAATCTTCAAGTTCAATTTCTTTTAGGAAAACATCTTTTGTAAATTCTAAATAACTTTTTGTACTTTCTTTCATTGCTTTTACTTTTACTATATTCCTTTCTGCTTCTAATTTTCTTTTTATAAAAGGAACTAAACCAGTACCAAAAGAATTTGATCTTCTATCAAATGCAGATTTTTTAATAGAAACAAGTTTACCATCATATTGAGGAAGAACTGTTGTCTCAGTATAAGATAATAAATCATATAATGTTTCTTTATCAATTACTGTAGTAACTTTAGATATAGAAGCATTTTCTTCTATAATTAACATTTTAGTTTCCTTTTAATAATCAACATCTTCATTTTCTGAATCCTCTTTGAATAGGAGATTTTCTGTAGCTTCTCCTAATGCTATTTGACCTCTTGCTAGATCTCTTACAAGAGAAATATCTTGGTGTCTAGGTCCATGTCTATTCTCAGCAATATAAATTCTAGATACATTATATTTTTCTTCTGTTGGTGTTTGACAAATTGCTAATACAACATCACTATCAAATATAGGTTCAATAGCATCTGCTATTTCATTTGATCTAAATATTTTTGCTGTCATTGCTTTTCTATTACCTTGTTGTGCTGTGAAGATTATTTGGTGTCTTTTCTTTGATAATTCTTTTAATCCAAGTGTATTTTCAGCAATACGTTCTTTTTTATTTTGTCCTTTCTCAGTAGCCTTCATTATTCCTAAGTAATCAACTACTGTTACATCAAATATGTGTCCATGTGTTTGTTGTATCTTGTCTTGTATTAAATCTACCCCCATCCAATTAACTCTACCAGAAGAACAATCTGCAATGTATAAATCTCCCCCTAATCTTTGAATTGTATTTCTGGATTTTATTACTTTGTTTATATCATAAATTGAATCAACTTTCTTTTTAATCTTAACCCATTTCTCATTTTTAAATGTCATTGTTTCTATTGTTTCATGTTCTGTATTGCTAAAGAAACCAATACACTGATCGAATTTATCAACTATTTCTTGTTTACTCATTTCTCCTGTAACAAATAAAACTTTTAATCCTTGAAGCATAGCAGCTACAGATAGTTCAACAAGCATTGTTGTTTTGCCAAATTTTGCTGCACCTAAGATAGTTATCAACCAAGCTGGATTAAAACCACCAATTAGTTTATCCAAACCTGGAATTAAAGAACGCATTTTATAACTTTTGCCTTGTATCCTTTTTTCTATATATTCTGTATCATCAAAGAAATTGAAATACTCTTGTTTAATATCTTCTGTTGATTTTATTGCATCTATTATTACTTTTTCTGCTTGGTCATATTGTTTTATTTTTATTAGTTGTGCAAAGTTTACTGCTGCTTCTTCTAATTTGAAATGTTTTACTGCATTTTTAATTTCTCCCAATATAAATTCTGGATTAGAATGATCTATATCTCTTAATACTTTTATTACGTCCATTGATTTGTTGTAAAGTTCTTTAGATATTTGCTTCTTTTGGTATTCTATAATATCATAGAAATGATCTTCTGGTGCTTTGTTATATTCATCGTAGTAATCATATATTAATCTTATAAGAAACTTTTTTTCTTTTGTTTTAAATAAGTCTGGTTCAATTACTGGCCTAATTCTTTTTAAAAATTCTGTATCCAAAATTGATTGAAGGAGAATGTGATTGAGAAAATTTATATTAAAATCTAGTTCCACAGATTTCTCCTTATCGTTTTACTTTTTTATATTTATAAATATAAGAAAAAATAATTCTGGTTTTGTTTTACTTTGATAAATACAATATAATTTTTCTGGAATTTTACTTATAATATGATTTATAGTAGATATTAAATCTTCAAAATGTGTTGCTTCTATTTCTATTACAGTTGTTCCAACTGTTAATTGTATATCATCAATTGTCATTATTGCTCCTTATTTATATCTTATATTTCTAAATGGTTTATCTTTATACCCATCAAATAATTTATTTATAAATGTTAATTTTTTAAGAAATGATCTAAAACCCCTATCTTGACAATACTCTACAAAATAATCTATATCTATGCTAGTTTGTTTTTTTAACATTCTTCTATTTCTTTTTAACTTTCCCAATGTAGGATTTTGATTTTGTAAAGTGTAGAAAGGAAGTCTTGTTAATCTCAAGAAGAACTCTATTTTTTCTTCATTGTCTTCAATTAAATTCTCTTTTCTTTCTGGTATTTGTTCTCCTTTTATATATTTAATTGCTGTTTTTTGCCCAATTCCTTCTATACCTATTATATTATCAGACTTGCAACCACCTATAGATTTTACATTAGCCCAATCTGAAGGAGCTATTCCATAATTATTAATAAACCAATCTTCAGTTAATAGTTTTTTAGTTTTTGGATTGTATATAAGAACTCTATCTTCAAAAAGTAATTGATAAATGTCTTCATCTCCTGTAACTATGATAATTTTTAACTTTGGATTTTTTAGATGCTTTATTGTATATAAAGCAAAAAGATCATCTGCTTCCATTCCATTTTGTAAATAAGAAGCAAAACCTAATTTATTATATTCCTTTCTGATATTTTCAGATTCTTCTTTTATTATTCTAATTTGTTGTACCACATTTTTATTTGTTTGTCCATACCTTTTTTGTTTATACTCAGGATAAATTTCTCTTCTATATGATCTATCTGAATCCCACATTAAAATAATATTATCTGCTTTAAATTTTTTCTTTAAAGATATTAATGTACTAAAAAAACCATAATGAACTCCTGTTCTTACTTCATTATGGGTTAAATTAAATTGTGTAGTTAAAGTTCTATAACACAAATATTTACTATCTATTAGTAATTCTATTTTTTGTTTCATGTTATTCTCCAGTTTAAAAAATTGCAAGTTCTTTATCTTTATAATATCTTTTACATCTATTAACAAATCTTTCATATGCCTTTTTTATTCTTATATCTTTTGGTGGAGCTACTGGTTCAATACTTTGTATTTTTCTATAAGCCTCAATCCAACCAAAGTGGGGTCTAAAAAAATCCTTTGGATTACAGGAAGACCAACTTATTGCAACTATATTTTCATCTACTGGAATTGCAACAAACATTCCTTTTCTAATAATCCTTTTACATCCTTTGGCATTAAATGGACAAGGATATTTAGTTATTTTATAATATTGAACCAAATGTTTTTTATCTCTATTGAAATAATTTTCAATTTCCCTTATTGAATAATCAGAAAAATTCATTTTTATATCCTCCAAGATTTAATTTCTTCGTCTTGTTTTTTTCCATAGCAATAGTGATCTTTGTCACCACGAATTAAATGAACTAGATTATAAATTAATGCATTACTATTTCCTTCATCACTAGGAACTACTTGTTCAGTTACATTTTCTTTTACCCATTGTTCAAACCGTGTTTTTTCTATATCACTTAATTTCATCATCAATTATAATCCCCTCTTTTTTACCAGTTTCCAAATTTAGTCTTAAAAACATTCTTCTATGAATTTCTCTTGTAAGTAATTGGTAGATATTCCAATCCATTTTATTATCCTTGGCTAGTTTCCTTCTATCTTTTCTTGAAAGTCTTTTTCCTAAATGTAGTTCTTTAATAATATCCATTGGAACATGCTGTGTTGCTAGTTCTCTTCTTTTTGTTGCTGGTATTTCATGTTCTCCAATTTTAATTATTATTTCTTTTTCTTTTTGTTCTTGAATTGGTTGCATATTTTTTCCTTTTTATCAAAAATTTTTCTGTCCCAATTACGAGGATCTTGCCAACTTGTTGTTAGTATTTGGTCGAATCTTAATCCAGTTAATCTTTCTTCATTACAATCCATATATTTTCTACAAGGAATAAGAATAATTTCTCCTTCCCACATTTCAAATTCTTTTTCTGGGTTATATGACTCTTTTTCATATTCCCCTTTTTTATATTCAGAAAGTAAATTTCCTATAACAATAGAAAGAACTGCTGTACGTTCAAATTGTCCAACATTACTAACTGCAATAACCATTGATTTGGATATTACTTTAATAGCTCCTTCTCCATAAGCAAATTCTGATATAATATCTTTTTCTGATTCTTGCATACTTTTTCCTTTCAACCACATGAAGTGTAAAAGCACTCTGGATTAGTACATTGACCAGAACGACAACCAGAATCATGTGAAAGTGTGAATTTTTTACAAACTGGACACTCAGAATAGTAACAAACATTTGTTACTAATTCATGTGGTACTTTTTCTTTTAAAGTTTCATCACTTGCTTTTTTAATGTCAGTATAATAACTATCCATTATAATACCAATTGCATCAATAATACTTTCTGCTGCAAAAGGTGTTTCTTGATCTTCAAATAATCTAAACCAAAATTTATCTTCTCTTGTTCCTCTTAATAGAGAACTGATTTCATTGAAAGGAACTCCACTTTGTAAATTTTTAGATATTACTCTACCTAATGTATCCAATAAAAGGTTTTCTAGTTTACCTGATTTTCCTAGTCTTAGAAATGCCTCTAATGGTTTATTATTACTATCTTTATTTAAAGTTAAATATAATCTTCCATGTGGAGTTTCTATTTCAAATGTTTTCCCATCTCTTGTAACAGGTCTTTTATTATGTGATTTTGTTTGTTCTTTATGCTTCCCCCACAATTCTTCAAACTCTTTTTCATTTAATGTTAGTGTACCAATTCCACTATCTTTTTCAATTGTTGGTATTTTTATTTTCTTTTCTCCAAAATTTATAGGTTGCCAATCTAAACATTGATCTCTATAAATTGTAATTCCCTTTAATCCCAATCTCCAAGCAAGTACAAATATTTTTTCAATATCATGTTTTGTTGCATGATTAGGAAGATTACAAGTAGAAGAAATACCCAAGCTAATGTATCTTTGCCCTGCTGCTTGCATATTAAGTTTATCTAATGGATTAATATCATGTGCTGTAACAAATATTTCTTGAACATTTTTTGGTATATCTCCAATTCCTTTTATAGATCCATTATTTTTTATAATTCTTTTATATAAACTTTTTCTAGATTTTATTTTTGTATTTTCATCTAAGTGGTTTATGATAGAATTCTCTACATAGTTTTCAAATTCTGGATTTACAAATGTCATAATTTCATGTGATTCAGCTAATTCTTTTTGCCAAACAATAGCAGACAATGGTTCAAATGAATAAGAACAATCTGCTGATAATGCTGTTGTTCCTGTTGGTTGGCAAGTTGTCCATGTACAATTTCTAATACCATACTCATCAAATTTTCTTATAGTTTTTTTGGTACATCCATAATATAGAAGAAGATTTTTAAAATGTTTCCAATCATCTTCTGGAATTTTTATACCTCCTTTTTCTTTTGCTAATTTAATGGATGTTTTTATTGCTGTTTTAGTTAAACATTTACATATTTTTTTAAAGAGTTCTATAGCTTCATCACTATTATATGGAATTTCTAATTTTATAAATATATCTGCCAATCCCATTATTCCCAAACCAATAGGTCTAGTTGCTTTCATTTCTTCTTCAAATTTAGGATGTAAATAACTTGTTTTATCAATTACATTATCTAAAAATCTAACTCCTAGTTTTGTTAATCTTTCTAATTCTTCCCAATTAAAACCAATACTATTAGGATCTGTTTGGATTAAACAATTATTAAGATTGATTGCTCCTAATACACAAGCACTCCAATCTGGTAAAGGAACTTCTTGACAAGCATTTGCACAATTAATTTTTCCTCTACTTGGAAATGGATTGAATTTATTTGCAGTATCTATAAAGAGTAACCCTGGATCTCCTGTTTCCCATGCATTTTCTATTATTTTTTCCCACAAATCCTTTGATTGAATATACTGTTTAAAATCTGGATTATTATATTTTGAAATTGGATTTGGAGAAATACATTCAATATCTTTTTTAGGATCATCATTACAAATCATTGCCATAAAATTATCTGGTGCTAACATTGAAATATTAAATGATCTTAAAGATTTCTTATCTCTTTTTGAATCTAATATTTCTAATGTATCTGGATGGTCATGTCTAAATACAGCAAGATTAGCTGCTCTTCTATTTTTTCCACCAGCCATTACTGTTTGAGATACAATTTCTAATACTTGTAAATATGCTAGAGGACCAGAAGCTTGACCACTTGAAGAGATTGGACTTCCTTTTTCTCTTAAATTAGTAATGTTAATTCCAGCACCAGCACCACTAGCATAGATTCTAGAAAGAGTTCCCCACATATCAATAATTGAATCCATTGAATCTTCTAGTTTGTATATAAAACAAGCCATTAATTGTTGATCTAATGGATTTGTACTTGTTGTTCCAGCATTTATTAATGTGGGTGTATTTGGTCTAAAAGATTTTGTTCTTAATATTTCAAAAAATTCAATTTCTTCTGTATCATTATTAGAAATAAATTCAGCAACTCTACGATGAACATCATTTGGACGTTTTTCATCTAACTTTTTGTTAAAGTATAACTTTTGGTATATCTTTAAGGCATTTTCAGAATATTCCATTTTTTCTCCTACTGATTTCTAGCTAATGAAGCATTTGCCCACATTACAACTTCTTCTAGTTTTGTAAATGCTAAAGATTTTTCTCTACTGTCAGGACAAATATTATTAATTAAAATTCCAAATTATTTTGCTTTTTCTCTTATATCTATAAACTTCATAACATTTTCATCTTTTGGTGGATGATAAGTAAATATTTTTTCAATATTAGTCATTATCTTCTCCTTGAGCTTCTATAACTATCATTCCTTTTTCAATATAAACAATATAACCTTCTACTTTTTCTATTTCTTCTATAGAAATAGAAGTTTTACCATTATAGTTTTTTAATACAAGAGCCGATAATATTTGTCCATGAATATCCATTTGTTTTCCATCAATTTTTATATTTATTTTTTTCATTATCCTGTTCTCCTAAGAAATTCAAAAGTTTTTCTTTTTCTATCTCTATCTAGAGTACCTTCTATTGAAGCTGTTTTTCTATCTCTCATTAAATTATTTTGTCTTAGATATTTATTAACTGTATTTCTTCCAACTGATATTAATTGTGCTACCATGTCAACACTTAACCTTTGTCCTACATAAAGTTCATTTATTTTTTCTATTTGTTCTATTGTTAAAGTTGTTTTTTTTCCTTGCATAAATTTTCCTCTCAATCTTTTGGTTTAATTTCTATTTTTCCTTTTAGAATATGTTCATAAGATTTACTATTAACACCTTTTTTACCTACATTAAATAAATATTTTCCTAGTTTACTTAATGCATGATCTTCATCTTTTGCTTTCATATCCCCCAAAATATAAATTTGAAATTCTTTCATTTTTCCTCCTATTAATTGTTGGTTTGGTGATAGTATTTCAATTTCTGCTTTGAACATTTTTTTAACCCTTTATTTAGAATTGTATCCATTCATTAATTGTTTCATCTTCATGTGTTACTTCTTTAGGGTATAATTCACTACCACATTTTGGACAATTTCCAAAAAAGTATCTACAAGTTTCTACTTTTCTTTTTAATATTTTATCATATTTTATTCCAGTATCTACTAATCCTGCTTCTGATTCATAATCGTGAAGAGGTAGAGTGAGTTTATTTTTCCAATTACATTCTTTATTAGTACAACATAATTGTGTAAATGGATCATATTCTTCTATATCATATGTTTTTAGTTCATATCTTTTTGATTTATATCTTTTTAGTTTATATCTTTTCATTTGTTTTCCCCAATCTTTGTTTTAATACTTCCAATTGAAAATCGTAACAATGCAAACTTTTAGAGGTAAAAGATAGTGGTCCAGGGTTTATGCCTAGTTCACCTGCTACATACTCATTTAGCAATGTAAATCCCCCCATGTTAGTAGGCCATCCACCCCATAAATCCCAACTTCTATAAATTACTTTTGTTAATAAATAATCTTCTTCTGATTTATTAAAACCATGAGTAATACATTCACATTCAAAGCGTGTGTGATGTATATTATCTTTTATTATTCTTTCATATTGAAAAGGTTCATATTCAAATCCACAATTTTTACATTTATAGTTTATGTTTTTAATAATTCCAAAGTCTAATCCTCTTAAACATGGAGAAGTTTTTCTTTCTTGTTCAGTTTTGTAGGGAATATCATAAGCAAAATTAGATTCAGGATAACCAACTGTTAAATAACAATGTTCATTTCCAAAACCTTTTTCTTTGAAATGATTTATAATCCATTGAAGTTGGTTAGGTACATTTATTGGAAAATAGGCAACATCTAAACCATCATAAAATCTTATTCCTCCTGGTGGATAATAATTTCCACCAACTATAAATGTTGCATATTTATAATCTTCATTATCTTTTATTTTTCCATTCATTAAGTAATCAGCAAAATACATTTCAATATCATGGTCTGTAGTTGGTGCTGGTAGATTACTTCCTTCAGGCATAATAGGTGCTAAGGGTTTTTCGTGGGGTAAATGAATAAATCCTGAAACATCATCAAATGATAATCTTGTAGCTTCTTTATAAGAACCTTCTGTAATAAATTTCTTTCTTCCATTATCATGTAAAGCTTGAAGTAGTTGGAACCAAGTGTCACCTAGAGTTGTTCCCTCAATAAAAACTGGTTTACAAATTGACATAATTAATCTCCCTTAGAATTTTGGATTTGATAATTTGGGGTCTTGTCTAGGTCCACCTGGATCTTTTTCTAAAGAAATAATAATTTTTCCTTTTTTAATTATAATTAATTGTGTTATATCCACCCATTGAAGTTCTTGAATTATACCATCTTTAGCTGGTCCTGCAATTCCAATTCTAGAACATCCATTCATCCAATCTGTTCTTGCAACTGCAATTCCGGTAAGTCCACTAATAAGATCATTTATTTCATCACCAAATTCAATTTGTTTTTCTTTCATTAAATTCCCCCCTTTCTTTTTTCAATACTTCTGGTGGTTTTGAAATTAAATTCTTTTCAACTAAAAAATCAATAAGCATTTTATAAATTTGTGATTCTGTTGACAATTCCATTATTGAATTTAAACCTATTTTACTTATTGAATCTGCTTCTTCTTTTGTCTGTTTACAATCAAAATATCCACATCCAAATGGTGAAAGTGAATGAATTAAACATTTTTCATCTTCTGTAAAGAAAATACAATAACCTTTTTCATTTCTTCTTGGAACTAATGTAGGGATTCTAAAAATTTCTTCTCCTTTCTGAACTATAGCTCCTGCTGAAGCTAGTAAAAAGGTTTCTGCAAAATATAATATATTTTCATAACCTAACAAGCTACAAATTGTAGTTATATCTGTTGGTACTAGATAACCTGGAAGGGTTTTGCAATTCCATTTGCATCTGTTACAATCACAAGAATTTCTTTTAAAATCCATATTTATTACCAGCTCCCTGTTGTTGTAGAAGTTGTAGAAGTATAGACTGTATTACCATAATTACTGGTATAAGTTCTTATTATAATAGATGGACGTTGAATTATTTTTGATTGTATTCTTATTTTCATAACTTCATCTACAATATGATTTATTATTTTCATTTTCTCTAAATTATTTGGATTGAAATCAGGATGATATTTCTTTGCTAATAGTTTTCTTTGTTTTTTTACTAATTTTTTAAAACTTTCTAATTTCTTTTTAGCATCTTCTATTGAAAGTTGTTCTTTAAAGAATTGGGTTTCCTCTTTTGGTATTTCTAGATGTAAATGAATATTTTCAAGTGTTACTGGCATTTAAGTCTCCACATTTAGGACAAACATTTTTATTTGATATAAATCTTCCACACTTTTTACACTTCCAATCTTTTACATCTTGTTTATAATTTTTCTTTTCTTGTTCTGTCATATTTTTCCAACCACCATAATTAACAAAAGATTCTGGTCTGTGATGCTTAAAAATATGTTCTGCTACTAAAAATTGATTTTCAGATTTATATCCTGTATAGGCTACAAAATATTCTTGTTCAATTGAATCAAATGGAGCATAATGAATTTTACCATTTTGAGAGAATACAAGTTTTGCTACTTTGTGTGATTTTATGTTAGTAAAATAATTTTGTTCATCATCATATTTTGCTTCTACTATTGTACCAGTTCTTAAATTAGTATAACCAATATAATACATATAATATGGTTTTTCAGAATGATCTTCTTCCAATAAAATTCTTTTATCATTAAATTTTTCAATATAAACTATTTTAGTAACTTTTACCACATCACCAATCCTGAATTTCTTGTGCATATCTTTTACTCCATTTTCCTTTAGTTGTCAATAGAAATTATATTGTCTGCTGATTCTATAACTTCTTCTTTGTGAGTAATAATTATTTGTTGCATTTTAAAACGATCAGTTATTTCTTTTAAAATAATACCCACTTTGGGTAAAAAATATTTAGATAAGTTTTTAAATGGTTCATCTGAAAATATAATTGGTTCTGTTCCTTCCAAAGACCATGATGCCATTCTTAAAGCATAAGAAAAAATATCTACTTCTCCAACTGCTGTTACATCTCTTCTTATTTCCATTAATATGCCTTTCTTTTCAAGATAGAGAAAGGCTTCCTGTTGGTCATTCCTTGTTTTTATAACTATTTTAGCTTTGAATTTTTTACCAAAAAGACTTTGTAATAATAATGTAACAGAATTTTCTAAATAATCTTTAGTTTTTTGAATTGTATTTTGAGCTACAAACATTACAGTTTGCTTTGCTTTTTCATGGTTTTCTATTTCACTTTTTATTCTTCTTATTCTCACAAAAGAATCTTTATATTTTCTTTTTGCTCTAGAAAGTTCTGCATCTTTTCTTTCTATTTTTGTTATTAAAGAATTTAAATCTATCATAACAATTCCTGTTCTTTTATTTCTTCCATTATACTCTCAAATTCAGTTTCAATTTCTTCCTCTTCTGATTTCAATTCTTTTGTTTCTGCTTTGATATAAATTTCTCCTTCTTCTGTTGATTTACAACCATATTCATCTTTAAGCTTTTTTAAGTAAAAGTTTCTTTCTGCTAATTTTTCTTGTAAATTCTCCTTCTTTCGGTTTAAGGATTTTAAAGTTTGTTGGAGATCTTCTTGCATAATTTTCAATTTCATATTCATAATCCTTTCCAAAAACATCTATTAATGTTGTTCTAATTACTTGTTCTACTTTTCTTTCTATTCCAGGTTGCATTATTATTTCAAGTAGATCAACAATGAATTTTGTTTTATAATCTATATTCATTGATTTTAAACTAAAAATAAAATCCTCCAATCCAGAAACTAATGTAGATTTATCTCTAGTTTCTTCTAAATGATCTTCTGAAATAACTTCTTCAGATGGTTTGGCACACTTCAATGGAATAAGATCATAATCATATTTTCCAAGATTCTTTTTCAATATAACAACACTTGGAAAAGTATTTATTTCATCTTCATTTGCCCTTCTTCTTGTAAGAGTTCCAGGGTTTATAAAAAGAGTATTTCCTTGTTCAAAAATCCCTCTTTTATGCCAATGACCACTTATAACTACTTCCATACCACTAAATTTTGGATTATCAGAATAAACATAATGTTCTTCATTATGTTCTTTAACAAATGGTGGAGGTTTCCTTTTACTCTTAGATTCTATTACTGCTTTATGCATAATAACTATTTTTTTGTTAGTTATTAATCCTATGCTATCTCTAGATCTAATTTGTTCTATTCCTATCCCCCAATCTAAATATTGAATTATTTTTGTTGAAAGTACATGCTGAACAAATGGATGAACATCAATCAAGAATCCTGTTGGTGTATTTCTACTTGATTCTAAATTATGAAAAAATAAATCATGGTTTCCATAAATAGTATAAAAAGGTCTTGTAATTACAGATGTTAAAATTCCAAGTATTCCTAATCCTATTTGTGGTGTATCTACTAAATCTCCAACATTAATAATAGGACATTTGTATCTTTCTGATAAATTCATTACTTCTTTTAATTTTCTAAATTGTGTATCTACTAAATCATCCTTTCTACATGGTGGATTTCTACCTGAAATATGTACATCACCCAAAATTAAATATTCATTAACCATTTTAGTTCCTTATTTTTTGATTGCATGTTGGACAAATTTTTAATATCTTCAATAGTTTGTTATGTTCTTTCTCCAAAGAAGATATTTCTTCTTGCAACTTTTCTATGGTTTCCTCATTCTCATTTATAGATTTTAATGTTTCTCGAAGTGCTTGTAGATGATCTAATCGTGTTATTACTTCAGAATTTACAATCAATAACTCTTCTAGTTTGTGTATGGATGGATTATATTTTTCCAAATCCAAATTATTTAATTCCCATAATTTAACAATTGTCCCTCTCAAATTTTTTAGAAATTTTGATTTTTCAATTCCTTTATTTATTTTTTCTAATAGTGATATTGCTAACTTTTCAATCTCTTGTATTTTTTCTAAAGTAATTTTTATATCAGAAATAGATATAATTTTATCAATTATTCTTTTAAGTTCTTCAACCATTTTAATTCTTTTATCATACTTATTTTTTCTTTTATTTAATTTTCCCAATTTTTCCTTTATTTCTGGAACTCCTTTTAATTTATCCATTTCTTGTTTAGCTTCTTGTTTCATCAAAATTTGTACTTTTTTATCAGAATTTAATTTTCCAGTTTTCTTTTTTAAATCATCAATAATTTTTTCATAGTGTTCTGTTCCAGACAAATCATTTATATATTTTGCAACATTCCCTGGTGAATCAAAAATTAGAAAATGTTTGTTTAATTGTCTTTGCCAATTAATAGGTTTCAAATTAAATAAATTTTTAATTGGTGGTGGTACTTTTGTTCCAAATGCATTAAATGATTCTTTATATCCATTCATAAAAAGAATGTATTCTTTTGGTTTTCTTATAATCTTAAATTTATCAGTAGTAACAGTGATTCTATAATTTGGACTATTGAAAATTTTTGTAGCATTTAATGGATGATTGTTAATTACTAAAGCTAATGCTCTAAAAATGGTACTTTTACCTGCTCCTGTTTCTCCTGTTATTATATTTAAACCATCTGTTAGATTTACTGTTAGTTCTTTATGATTCCCAAAATTTTGTAATTTAATCTGTTTAATTATCATACGATTTCCTTATAAATAATGGACAATTTTCATCTTTATTTAATATTTCCATTTTAAGTAATTTATTTTTTCTTAATTTTCCTGATTTTAATGTAGGACTAGCTTTTACTTCACAATTTTTTCTTTTACTGAATTTACAAAAACTACAATCTATTTTCATAATTTAATTATTTCCAATATCTAAAAACTTACAAAGTATTTCATTTTCTGCTTCTTGTAATAAAACTAAGGAATCTCCTTTTATTGTATCTTCTCTTATTGATTCTAAAACATCAACTATAGTTAAATATATTTCTGTTTCAATATTTATTTTTAACCATTCTACATCTTTTTCTATTTGTAAATATAGTAATCCATCTTCCTCTACAATTTTATTTACAGACCATCCATTTGTAGAAAAGTTTTTATGTATTGTGTGTACAAATTCTAAATTATTATGATAGAAAGACATTTTATCTTTTATCCTTAGTTCTATACATAAGAAAAACTACAAATAGTGTTCCTACTATAGCTGGAAGTATTACTTGAAGAAAAAAGTTTAACATATAAATTACTCCTTACTAATAAATTGTACTGGTAATTTCCATATTGGTAATTTCTTCAAGAAAGGCTTTACTTCCCTTTCCCATGATAACCCACCACAACCACATCCAGGTCTAGGAATTATAACTCTTTTCCATTTAAGAGCTTCCATTTGAGTTTGAAGACTGAAACAAGATTCTCTTATTAATTCTAAATCAGATTTATTGTATGGTGAATTTTTTGTTGGAAATGAAACTAAATAAGTCCCTGCATCTTTGTGTACAATACTTGCTCCATCACCAAATCTTAAAGAGATTGCAATTGCTTCTGGTAATTCTGGATATAGTTCTTTTGCTTCTTTTGCAATTCCTTTTCCCATTATATTTTTACCATTAACTACTTTTCTATTTGTACAAATACAAATTGCATTTGCTTTTCCAATATAATTCCAAATATCTCCTGTTATTTCTTTTGGTAAATCTCTTTTTAGTTCAATTTTTTTTGGTTTCTCTTTTTGAAAATATTTTTTAAACCGGATTAAATATTTCTTTGACTGTGGTTCCATTCTCAATAATTTGATTCTTGTAGTTTTCTTTTTCAGTTTTAAGCGTTTCATTATATTCATCCCATATTTGTTTGAATATTGATTCAAATGGTTCTTTTACTTTTTTCAATTCTCTCCATTCATTATTTAAATTAAGTATATAAAATTCTGTCATTGTTCTTGGATTTTTTGTTTCCATATAACAATCTGGATAAATTGTAATCTTAAATTTATTTCCATATAATTCTATTTCTTTTGGACCGTATATAAATGCATGATGTATTGGAAGAAAAGTTACTACTGAATTATTTTTCTTTCTTACTATTAATTTTATTGGTTCATCATTTTTGATTATATAAGCTAATGTTCTTGAAATTGTTAATTTCTTTACAAATACTAATTCTCGTTTTTTCACTATTTCAACTATTTCCCTCATTGTTAGATTCACATGGTCGTATCTTTGTACAAGACGTTCCTTTGAGTGCTGGTTTAGAGCTTTCTTCACCACGTTTCCAACTCCCTTCTAAACATTTTTCAATGTATGAATTAAATCCTAAAGTAATATAATTCATAAAATCTTTTAAATTAATTATTATTAATCGTTTATCTTTTAATAATTTTATTTTTATAAATATACCTACAAAATTTTTCAAGTAGTAATATTTATAATATCCAGTTAAACTTTCAAAAAGTGTTTCTGTAAAACAAACACAAGCAGATCTATTATTTCTTCTAAAAAATAAAATGGGTATTCTATTAGTTTTTCTTGCTTCTTTTTTTGTTTGTTTCCAGAAATCTAAGATCATGGGTGTACCTTGTCTTGAATCTAAAATATCTAAAACATCCCATCTTGTTGAACTCTTTTGTTTACTTTTCTTATTTTTCCATGATTTTGAATAGCCTGACTTACACTCCATGTTCCAGAGATCAATTAATGGTTTTCCTCTAGGATCAGAAAAACTTAAATCAGAATGTTGAAATGAAGTTTGTTTTCCTTTTTTTGCTCTTACAGTGGCCCTACCACCACTTGCTGAAGTAGGACAAAAAATAGATTCTATTTCATTTTTAATCCAAATTATATCTAATAGTTTACAAACTTCCCATTCTAGTTTTTTCCCTTTTCTTTTCCCGTGTCCTGGTTTAGCCATTTTTAGTGTCTCGCTTCTTCTATTTTTGGTTTTAGTTCTTCTCCAGATTTTTCTTTTTGAATTTCTTCTAAATTTTCAACTGCTTTTTCTGCTTTTGTTTTAATTTCAACTAACATTTGTATTGTAAAACTTTTTAAATTTCCTAGTTGTGCATATAGATTTAAAACTAAAAATGCTAATACAAGAAGACACATTGCCACTTCCCATTCTCCCCTTGTAGCTAATCTAGCAAGAAGAAAACAATAACCTATTAAAATAAATATTATTGTTGTTCCAATAAAAAAGTTTCTATTTGTCATTTTATCCCCATTTCGGCTTGCGCTTTAGTTCTGAATCTTCTTCAATATCATCCCAAGTTTTCTGAGCCATTTTAGATGCTCTTTCAAATTCTTTTGGATTTTTTTCAAAGTATTGAATTAGATTTTCTTTGTAATAACTTTTATCTTTAAATGTTATATAACCATTTTTAGATCTTTCTAATATTTTATTACTACAAAGAAAATCAATAACTGAACCATAATTATCAAGACCATATTTAAAAATCACATCAAATTTTGCTTTCCTAAATGGTTTTCCTACTTTGTTTTTAGATACAAATGCTTCTACTGATATTCCTTGTATAATTCCTTTTCTTTCTATTCTATCTTCTTCATTTAACCAAAATACTTGAGAACCATAATAGTCTAAAGCTCTACCACCAGATCTTTTAGATTTTCTTCCATATCTTGCCATTAAATCATCTCTTAATTGGGAAATAATAAATAAGATACAATTAGTTTCTTTTAAATCTTGTGATACATTTCTAAACATTTCACTCATATATTTTGCTTTTGTTGCTCCGTAACTACCCCTTATTTTTTCTTCCTCTTCTCCCTCTTTTGATTTCTTTTTCAAAATCTTCTTAAATCTCTTTTGTTCAGCCTCATCACTCAAAGAATCAAGAGAATCTAAAACGTAAAATATAATATCATAATTTTTTGATTCATCAATATGAGAATATAATTTTTGGTGAAATTCTTCTACAGTTCTAGATGATTCCCAAATAATATCATCTAAAGGCATACCAAATTGTTCTCCTAAATCATAATCAAAAGCTGCTTCTGGTTCATCATAAATGATTTTTACTTTTTTACCTTTTTTCAAATGTTCATTATACCAAATTCCATTTATTGCTTCACAAGCTAAAAGGGTTTTACCACTTGAATAATCACCAACACAATTAACTACTCTTCCAATTCCATAACCTTTATCTTTATTTCCAGTTAAAGCAAGATTTAACATAACATCACCAGAAGATATAAATTTCTTTGGTGGGTGTTTTTCTGGTTTTAGAATGTTTCTTGTAGAAAGTTGTTTTCTTAATGATGTTTTATTTTTCAATTTTGGTTTCATATTATTCCTCTAATATTATATTTGTTATATCTACTGAGGTAGCACTTTCTCTTAATTTTTCTAATCCTTCTCCAAAAGAAGATAAATCTTCTAAGTCAACCATATAATATACACACTCTATAGTAATAACTAACCTCTTATTTTTATTTTTTCTAGCTTCTTTTAATTGTTCTTGTTTTTGTTCTTCTGTTCTAACATCAGCCATTGTCATTTTAATTTTCCTTATATTCAGAATGTTTGTAATAATGAAAAATTGAGAAAATAATAAGGTATCTGATTTTTTTATTACTCTTTCTTATGTGTCTTGGAATTTTCATAAAAAATATAAAATCTAGTATAAGTAATAATATATAAAATATAGTTGCAATCCAAAAAAATACATTTTCATAGAACATATTTTCCCTTCCAGGGGTGAGATTTCTCCCACCCCTTGTAGTAGATCTTAATCTAATTCTTCAGACAATTCTTCATAATAAGTAACAATTGCTTCTACCATTTCATCTTTGTCCATGTCTTCATCTATTTGATCTTCAATTCCTTTTCTTTCACACCAAGCTAGAATTTTCTTTTCACTCAATTCAGATAATTCTTCTTCTAGTTCTTCTAAATCAGGAATATCCTTTTGCCTTTGTTTTCTTTTAGAAACTGCTTTTCTTGAAGCTTCTAATTTAGAAGCACTCTTACCAGAAGGTTTCATTCTACCTTTAGGTTCTTCATTTTCATCTTCATCTTCATCTGATTCTTCATGTTCAAGACCCTCTTCAGATTTCATTGATTCTTCTACTTCTTCATAAGTTGGAAAATGTAAAAGAACTTCAATAATATGTTTTCCTTGTTCTTCAGCATATTCTAAAATTTCAGTTAATTTCTCTTGAATTTCTTCAGGGATTTCATCATCCCGTTCAAGTAATTCAAAAGAAGTAAATTTGGGAAACTTCCCATCTTTTGATTCTGTAATTGCTTTCTTAAAATAAACAGTTCTACCTCCTGTAGTTCCAAAAGCAACAATATCAAGAATTGTTTGTTTCTTTTTATCTTTTACAAGATTTTGTATCTCAAGATGAATTGCCTTTTTGCTGGCATTAAAAACACTAATTTTATACTCAGGATTTTTATCTTCTTTAAATTCTGCTGTTCTATCCCAAATCAAATAAATTGCTCTATCTGAAGGGTACAGCGATTTAATATATTTGGTAGTTGTTTGTTCAATTCTATAAAGTTTCTTTTGTTTACCACATCTATAACATGGTTTTGGAACATCTCTTCTTTGTGTACAAACAAAATTGTCAAGATTTAATCCAACATTATTATGGATTGAACATTCATAACAATAAGGTTTATTTTTCTTGAAAGACAAAGGTAAGATCTCAATAAAATTATCTCCAAGATTACCTTTAAATTCTTCAATCTCTAATTCTTCCAGTATATCTTTATTAAATGGAGACTTGCCAGAACTTAGTTTTGAACGCTTTTCCCTATTTTCATAAATACTTTGTAAAACTCCTTTATCTCTTTTTTCAAATCTACTTTGTTTTTCTTTCTTTACTTTCTTTTTTAATTTTCTCATACCTAATCCTTTCTGTTTTTCTTTGATTTTTGTACTTCCACATCACCAAAATAATTTGCTAAATACAGTTCAATTGCACTCTTAATATTATATGTTCTATCTCTTGTTGCATCTTTAATAAGGTTCCATGTATCATGTTCTTCTTGAGCATTTAGAAACTTCTTGAATTGTTTTTGCCAAGTTTTATTAGATGGTATTGCCATTTTCAAAATTGTATCTGTAACTTTTCCTTTCTCTAAACCATAATGAGTTGGATTATCCTTAATATCTTTTGCAATATCAAATTCTAGAATCTTTAAATTTGTTTTCTCCTGTTCCATTATTTTCTTTTTACGAGAATAGATTTTGGCATGTTTTCTTAAAAGATTTGGTTGTTTTTGAACTTCAGTATGTAGGTTGTATAAATCAATTTCTAATTCTTTTATTACTTCATCATCATCTCCTTCTTCTATGGTTGTTTTATCAAATACCATTTCTTCCATTTGTTCATAAGTAGTTTTCTTTTTTCCTAATGTTAATTTTCTCATATTTCCCTTTCCAAAATAATTACCCTATGGTTAATATTTCTACCAACCATAGGGTAATTTATTTACTTCCTGAATGTGATCTTTCTTTTAAAAGATTCAATAGAACCTTCCAGAATTTCTTTTACTTCATCCATTTTGGTTTCAACTTCCTTTCTAAGATCATCACTTTTCTTTAGATCTTTTGCATCAATGTCAACCATAACTTCCCGTGCATTTTCTACCAATGTTTGTAAAACACCATCTTGAAAGATATTTTTGTTTTTCAATTCAGAAAAGAAAATATCAATCTTTTCCAATGTACTTTGTTTAAGCCTTCTTTTTTCTCCTGTATTTTGTCCTCTTAAAGTATTAACAATTGTTGTGATAGTTTTAAGAAAAGATTCTCTTAAAAATAAAACACTTTCTTTTCTAATATCTTCCATTGTATCTTTGTATTTTTGAACCTCTTGACGGTACAATTCAGGATTAATTGACTTTAATTCTCCAGGTACACCCATTGAAATTATCCTATAGGATAATCCAAATTTACTACCAATATTATCTGGATAATCTGCATCATCAAACAATCCTTTTGGTTCCAGTTCCTTTCTAGCCTTTGCTTTATATTTGTCAAAATCATTTTCTAATTCTTCAATCAATCCTTGCAAATCTTCAATAATAATATCAATCTTTTCTGATACTGTTTCAAGATAATTTGCAGGAATAAAGAAAACACCACCACCAATATTTGCCAAAGCATAAGTCTTGACTGTATTTCTTGCTTTGGTTAAACAATACTGAATCCCTTCCAGAGCAGTCTTAGAAATCAAAGACTTATTTGCTCTTACCCAATCATATAAATCTGTATCTTCTTGTAATTTTTCAATAGGAATTTTCTTTTGATTTCCCCAGGAATGTACTGTTAATACAAACAATAAACCTCTAGCTTCTTCTGTTTTCATTTCATTTTCCCCTCACATTTTCTATTTTATTTGTACTCTGAATTTGTAATTTTGTCAAGTGATTTCTTAGGGGGATTTCTCCCCCTGTAATTACTCTCAGCCACATAAAGGTAAGTGCTTAACACAATTAACTTTTACACCTTCAGTTTCTTTTTGATAATACGCTGGTGTTAGTTGTTTAAAAGTTTCTGTTCCTAACAATTCCTTTAGAAATTCAGATTCTTTTATACAACTTTTTCCTGTAAATCCTTGAGTTTCAATTTTTACTTCACCATCATTATAAATATCAACTACAATTTTCCTCATTTTTAATCCTTTCTACGGAATATATATTTCAATTCTAGTCTTTGTTCTATTTCCATCTACAAGGTTCTTTTGTTCTTTTACTGTATAATTTTTCATTAAAGCTGCTTTTCTTGTAACTTGTTCAGTATATTTTTGTTTCAATAAACCACCACTATTACCAATTTTTTCTCCAAGACCACCAGAGTAAAAAGGATCAAATTGTAAATTATAACCTATTCCTTTTACTTCTTGATCTTTAATAACTCCAACTTGATATTTACAATCTGGAAAACTAACATTATGGTCACATGGAGTAAATGCATTTCCATAATATGTAAATGTTTTTGTATCTCTATTTAGTTTCCCTCCTAATTCATTTGCTGCTTTTCCCAAACAAAGTAAATCTTTTATAACTAAATCAATTTTGCTAAGGTGTGACATAATTTTTCTCCAATGCTATTAAGATTGTTTTTGTGGATAGTAAATAAATTCTCCATCATCAATAGTAAGAAAACCTCCACCACGACAAGGAATTGTCCAATATGTATCTGATATTCCACATCTTACAATTACTAATTTTCCAGTTTCTTTATTTTTTGCTTTACATCTTCTAGTTAATCCCCCTTTTGGGTATGTCATAGATTCTGGTTCTATCCAAGTTCCATTTTCTCCAAACCACGGTTTTTCAATTTTACCAAAACAATTAGAATCTCTTGGAAGTTTTGACATTTTAATAATCCTCTTCTTCATCTTTTATTGTTCTGGTAATTTTGGCCTTGAAGTCTTCATCCAATACAGGTTTAGTTGATACCTTTCTTAAATCCAATTTCCTTTTCTTGAAATTAATTTTGTCTGATACTCCATTTGCCCTCCTAATTGTTTGTCCATATTCAGAAATCATTTTAACTTCATTTGCTTTTGTTTTCTTAATAATTGGAATACTTTCAATACAATGATCTAAATCTTCAAAATGTGAATCTTTTGCTAATTGTTCAATTTCTGAACCTGTCCACCCTTCCAATCTTTCAATTGTTCTTTCATCATTTGGAATATTACTTTTCCACTTTCTATTCATAATATCAATGATCTCTTTTCTTTCTAATTCATTAGGAAAGTTTACAAAGAAAAGAGCATCCCATCTACCCGCTCTTAAAAACTCAGGTGGCAATCCTTCAATTCTATTTACAGTTGCTACCAACACTGCTTCTGATTTTCTTTCTTGACTCCAACTCAAGAAATGTCCTAATTGACCTTGTGAAACTCCTGAACTATCAGTTAATTGTCCAGAAGCACCAGCAAAACCTTTTTCAATTTCATCAATTAGGATAATTGCTTTTCCTAATGCATCTGCCATTTTTGTAAATGTTCTTGTTTTCTTTTCTGTTTCTCCAACAATCCCCCCCTTCATTGCTCCAATATCTGCAACTGCTAAAGGCCAATTGAAAATACTAGCTAATACTTTTGCAAATAAAGTTTTACCAGTTCCAGGGATACCAATTAGCAATATTGATCTTAACTTTGGTAGATTTTCATTTCCTTTTTCCCAAGCTTTCAATCTATTAAAAACATATTTCTTAGCATTTTCTAAACCACCTAAATTCTCCAATGGTTCCGGTTCAATAATATCCATAAAACCAGTTTTTCTAACCATTGATCTTTTCATTTGAATAAGGGATTCTCTATTCAAACTTTGATTCTCTATCAATTGCAATGAAACAGCATTTTCCCCTTCTTCCAGAGACAAACCTAAACATGCATCTGGAATTGAATCATCAAATTCTACATCGACTTGTTCTGTAAGCTCTCTTACTACAGTTTCAAATTCATCACGGCTAGGAAGAGGAAATTCCAATACAGTAATCATCTTTTCTAGCTGTGGTGGAAGTTGTGAGTTTGTTCCAACAATACATAAGGTAGTTTGATTGTTTTTTAATACTTGAGTATAATTCAAAAGATTTTGAATAATCTCAAAATTCTGAAGAAAAGGATCATAATTTTCTAGTACAACTAAAGTTTGTTTATAGTTAGTTGCACAATGTTTAAGTATTGAAATAGGATCTGAATATTGTTCTCCATTTTCAATGCTTAAACCATCTACCATGTTCCAAGTTAATTTAACAACTGGTTCCTCTACAATAAGATTTTTAACAGCACGTTTAATTTCAAATGTTTCTACATACAAAAAAGGAAAACCACTTAAAACGTAATTAGTTAGATCAAGTTGCATTATTCTTATTCCTTTCCATTCAAAATCATTTGATTTTCATCTTCAATGTTTCTAAGAACCAAATCAATTGCATTTTCCAATGACACTGAACTTTTTGCATTTATTGCTAGATCATTTGTTGTTTCAATTTCCCAATATTGATTGTAGAAATTATAATCAATCTTTAACTTTAAATCTTTAATAATTTGAAAATAATCTTTTTCCATTTTATTCTCCTTTTACTATTTTAACTTTTTGTGGATAGTAAAAATAACCTTTTGCTCTTTCATTAAGTTCTCTACAATACTTGTTTGCTTGTTTTCTAGTACCATCAAAAACACAATGTATTTCCCTTCTTGTATTACCTGGAACAACATAATAAATAGTTTTCATCATAATTACAATCATTTCCCTAATCTCCTTCCTTTTAGAGTTCTTTTAAATTCCCTTCTTCTTTCTTCTTTTAGTTCTTCCCTAACAATATCCATTGGTAAATCTGTAATTCCAGTTTCATCTAGTATAATATTTCTTTGTATTTTGTCAAGTGAATTTTTTAATTCTTTAAACTCTTCTGAATCAATAATTGTTAATTGTGTTAAATCTTCTGTATCATATTCAGAACCAATTTCCATTCCATATTTAACAAAATCATATTGTCCTAGTGGTACTCTTATTTCTCGAAAATACCTGAATGATCTTTTCATTTTTATTTCCTTATATAATTAGCTACTGCTAAAGCTAAATTTTTATGTTCTTCTAATATACAATTTACAGTTGGAGTTTCTAAATGCTTTTTTACTGAATATTTACTTCCATAATAAAGTTTCCCATTTTCTTTCCACCAAGCTACAGCACATTTTAAAACTTCAGCAATTTCAAGATTTCTATCTCTTTCCATATTTTTTCCTTTCTAAGAAAGACTTAAAGTTCTCTCACCCTTTTCTTCAATTTTATCAATTTCTTCTATCCAATATCTAGGTTTGGTTTGTCTTCCTGTTAATATTTTTAAATTTTTCATCTCCAATCTATCTATTTCTTTTACGTCAGTAAAATAATAATGTGTAACAACTAAATCTCCACAATCTCTTTTTATTTCTTTCAATCTTCCAATTAATCTACTAATTTTCATTCTTTATTCTCCAATTTTTTTACTCTAATTTCTAGTTTAACTACCCAAAAAATCATACAGACCATCCAAACAAATTCTAAAATTGGTTTTATTTTGGGATTCCAAATCCAATCAATCATAGTCATGTTTCTTTCCTTTACATTTGGGTTCAATTCTACCCTTTACTCTAAATTGATTATCTAAAATTCTATAATCACCATCACTCCATCTTTCAATTTTACCAACTCTTTCATATCTATTGTTATAAATTACTCCTTCTTTTATAAATCCTTTTTTATTATATTTGGTATCGTAAATGTCATCTTCTGATATACTTATATCACACTTTATAAATAAAGCAAGCAAAAAGATTATAAATAGCAATATTTTTTTCATATTGAGAAATCCCTATAAATAGTAGTTGTTTTTCCTTCACATACTTCCAAACATCTTTTTTTATAGCCATTACCAATATTAATTCCATTGTAAAGCAAATAAGCCTGTGACCAATTTTTACTGGTATATTTTGTTTTGTAGCTTCCTTTTCCTTTTCCAATTTGAATTTTATAACATAAAAATTTAGGAAGAGATTTTATAAACATTGGTATTTTATTTTTCATTTTCTTTTTCCTCTTTCATATATTGGTTGATTTCTTGTGCTTCGATAAACAACTCTTGAAAACATAAACTACAATCAGAATGTTCTTCTATTCCAACATTTTTTCTATAATTTTCATTATGACAATTACAATTACATTTTATTCTGTGTTTTTCCATTCTTCTCCAACCTCTTCATAGGTTTTATTATATAATTCTTCTAATTGTTCACATCTATAAATAGTACATGCTGTAATATAGCTTATTTCATACCACTTATGGTTTCCACTTAAAACATCTAACAAAGCAAATTGTAATTCTTTTATTTTTTTATCTTTAATATCAAAAACTTTTTCAACCTGATCTGCAATTTCTCCCATTTAATTCTCCTTGCACATTGATAAGGTTTTCATGTTCATCCAATTCTTTCCAACACTCCATTCAGTTGCTAATTCAACTTTCTTTGGAATTGGTAAATTATGATTAATCATTTCATAATCAACTAATTCCATTAATTCCAATGCTTCTTTTTTGTAAAACATAAAGAATATAGAATCATGTATTTGGGTACACATATAACTTTTCAAATTGCTTTGTAGTAGTTTCTCTTCAATTCTAATAATAGCATCTAGGAGAATATGGAAACTACAAGATTGAATTGGAAAGTTAAATATTTCATTTTGTGTTAATGGATAATTCCTTCTAAATCCTAATGGAGTTTCTATATAACCATTTCCATAATAGAATTGTAATTGATCTTCTTGCCATTCTTTTAAACCTTTATATCTATTGAAAAATTCTTTTTGTGCTTCTGCAAAATGCTTTTCTGAATATTCAATATAAAATTGATTCCAAGGATCTTTATTGTAAGGAGATCCTTTCCTATATTTTTCTCTTACAAAGTTTTTATAAACATCAAACTTTCTAAATTCTCTTGCTATAGATATATTGCTAGCACCATAAATATTTGCAAATGTCCAATTGTTTTTTACAATATATCTTTCATCATCATGTAACTTTTTTACTTCTGGTAATTCATAATTCCATCCAAATATAACATTAGTCCAATGACTATGCATATCTAAATCTTCATTTAAATCTTTTAATAATTGTTTATCACCACTTAAATTACCTGCTGTTTTAACTTCAGCACCTTCATAATCAACTTCTGCTAATAACCAATCTGGTCCTAAAGGAATAATTGGTTTTCTTAAAATCTTCCAACTCATTCCTTTTTTTATATCTCCATGTTTAGGTTGATTTTGAATATTTGGACTTGAACCAGAACTTCTTACAGTTTCAGTAGTATTTAACCATAAATCAGGGTGTATAAAACTTGTTCTAAAACCTTTATATCTTATTCCTTCTTGAACCCATCTTCTCAATTCAGCAAGATAGTTATTTTTAGCCTTTTCTAGTTTCCTATATTCCAATAACAAACTACAAAATTTAATCTTCTCTTTTTCAGCATAATGTAGAATGACAGATTCATCTACACTTGCTTTCTTTTCACCGGATTTACCCCCTGCTGTTTCTTTTATTGGTTGAAGATTTAAATGATTGAATAGAAAATCTGAAACTTGCTGTGGACTACTTAGATTAAACATCTTTTTTCCTCATAGTCAATTTTCTTTTAATTGTTGTAATTATATTTATTGGTTCCTCTTCATCATCTGTATCATTTTTCTTTGGCTTTGTAAATACTTTATTCTTATTTTTTTCTAAATAACTTATAATATCTGGAAGATTTTCAATTTGGTCATATGTTTTTCTTAATTCACTATCAAGTAATTCTTCTAAAGTATCCAATTCAAATTCATCAACTGGCAATCCATTCCATGACATATTTGCAAATACTTCATGGCCTTTTAAGATAAAGTCATAACACCATCTAAACTTTTCAGTTTTATCTAACCAATTATCTAACAATTCATAATTGGCAAATGATGTTATTGAATCTAATCCAGAATATTGAATAAGATCATCTGGTGGACATAAATGAATTGTATTCTTTTTATCATTCTTATTTTTTATTTCTAAATACTTTTTTACTTTCTTATTATATTTTGGTAATCCAAATCTAACAAGGTTTTGAAAATCAAGAGAAGTGCAACCACCCCGTTCATCAATAACATGAGTAGCCAGCATTGTATCAAATGTATTTCTAATTATATTTCCTCTTGGATTTAAATGATCTTTAAACGCAAAATCTCTTGGATTACTATCTTTAAATACCCAACGTCTAGTTACCAATTCTTCATATTTTACATTTTGAATTATAGTTAAAAGATCTTCTCTATTCAATAAATCAAAAACTTTATTTTTAAGTTTTGGAATTGGATCTTCATATCTTGGAATATAAATAACCCAAGCTTTTTTTCCAATTGCAAATGACATACACCAAACTTCAAAATTATCATCATAAGGTTTTAAATTGGTAGTTTCATAATCAAAAGAAAACTTTCCTGATTCTTCTATTTGCTTTTGCATTTTATCAAAATCATCTATATCTCTAATTTGTTTTATAGTTATTCCTGAAAGAACCTTTCTTTTCTTTAGAAAATTATTTACATATTTTCTTTTATGCAATAATCTTTTATATGAATCAAATATTCTTTTTAAATCTTTTTCTAATACAATTGCATTGCCAGGATTTCTTAAAATATTTGCCGGATGATTAGTACAAAATACTAAACAATTAAATTCATAGTTAGGAATAATTCTGTTTCTCAGTTTTGTTATGCCTTGTTTTTCTCCAAATAGATTCAACACTGAATTAGATGCTACTTCACCCAAACAGATAATTACATTTGGTTTTAATTGTAATAGTTTTTCTTTTAATTTTGTTCGGCAACATCTAACATAGGTTTCTGACATTTTATTATTTGGAGGTCTACAAGCAACAGCATTAATAATACTACAATGTTTAATATAATTTCTTTTTATTGTTGATCTTAATAATTGTCCTGATCTACCAACAAAATTTATTCCTCTTTGTTGCTCTTCTTCCCCTGGTGCTTCACCAACAAAAACTAAACCATTTGGTTGTGGATTTCCTATTTCAGTTATTCCTATTGGTTTATTTGTAGAAGATTTTAAACCACATTTATTACAATCATAAATTACTTTCTTTTTAGTTTCCCCCTCTGGAATATCAAAATAAAAATTTCCTTTTGATTCTATTTCTTTTGGTATTCCTATAATCCTTTTTAATGTAGTTTTCATATTTTTCCTATAAACAAAAAAAGGGGGATTTCTCCCCCTTTCTTTAGATTGTTGGAAGTTGATTGTTACTCCATATCTTCTTTGATAATTTCAATCAACTGCTTTGTACGTTTACGGGCATAGATCTTATCCTTACCCTTTTCAATGAAAACAGGGACCATCTTCTTAATAATAAAGTCATCATCCCTGCCCTTCTCAAGCATACGTTCTACCATTTGATAAGGAGTTTCTTCTTCCTCATCTTCTTCATCAACTTCAACTATCTTCTTTGCGGGGCGACCACGTTTCTTTGTTTCTGAATCCTTTTTACTTTTTACCGTGTCTTCATCAGGTGTCAATTCCTCAATAAGTCTTTCACCCAACTTCTTAACACTCTTCTTTTCCATTACACCAACTTTAATTTCAAGTTCCTTTGCAATTCCCAAAAGACCATCAAGATCTTTTGTTTTAACCATACTTAAAACCAAAGACTGATTAATTTCTACTGGTTCCTCTACTTCAGGAAATCCATCTTCTTCTACTTTTTCAACCATAAGAGCAATGGTAGCCTTTTTAGTAACGCCAGGTTTAATTTTCAAACCAAGCTTCTTAGCTGCTGATTTCAATTTACCAATAGGCATTGCTTCCCACTCTTCTGTTAATTCATCAATATCAACTTCAGATTCCTTTTTGGCTTTCTTTTTCTTTTTAAAATCCAAAGGCTTTTCATCTTCATCTTCTTCTACAACCTTCTTTTTCTTTTTAAAATCCAAAGCCTTTTTAGGTGTGGGTGTTTCCTCTTCATCATCTTCTAGTTCTGCATCATGCCCCAATGCTTCAAGCATATTCTTCTTCAGTGTTCCAAACTTAATCTTTCCCCTAATTGAAACACTTTCAAAGAGATCTTCATTTTCTTTATAGATTGTTTTCAAATCATCAACATCTTCTGCATCTGCAATTGCACTTGCAACTTCAAAAGTTTCCTCTGTTTCTTTTTCATCTCCACCAGTTTTTTCTTCAATAAATTCAATCATTGCTTCTTGCAATTCATCGAAGTTTTTCATCTTAGAAAACTTCTCAGGAAAAACTTCATATTGATCCATTACTTTCCTGAGTTCTTTAATTGTTTCACACTCTTCAACTTGATCTTGAATTTCTTCCCAATTAGTTTCCGGTTTCTTAGACTTCTTTTCTTTCTTTACTGGCTTTTCATCTTCATCTTCATCTACAACCTTCTTCTTAGATTTCTTTTCTTTCTTTGTTGGCTTTTCATCTTCCTCATCTTCTTCAAACAAAGCCTCATCCAATCCTTCATACCATTCTACAAATTCATCACTGTAATTCGCTTCAGGATCAATTTCAGCAATGATAGATTTACACATTTCCTCTTCATCCAAACCCTTGAGTTCAGAAACATCCAGACCAACTTCTTTTGCAAACTTCTTCAATTCTTTCATTTCCATAAAAATAGTCTCCAGTGATAGTTTTGTAATGTTTGTTAGTTTAATTGCAATTTCAAGTTCATTAGCTGTAGCTCTTCTACGATTTTCTTTAATACATTTTACATAATACAAGTAAATAAATGCCCTACTTAAAAGTAATTTTTCCCCCCTTCCATATTTTATTAACGCTCTTTGAATTACTGGATAATCAGAGACACCCAATATCTTTAGGCGACCACTGTTTATCATTCTAAAAATTTCTATTCTTCTTTTTAAGTCGTACAGGTAAGCTTTCCAAACAGGTAAATAAACAAATCTAACCATAATTCCCTTTTTTCATAAATCCCCTCTAACAGTTTTTATTTTTGTTTCCCTCCAATTGAATTGTTGATTATGTTATAAACTAGCCAATACAAAAAGTCAAGCAAAAAATTCAATGTTTCTCAATTCGCTTGTAGATGATCTAATAGATTTTAATTTTTATATTCTTCAATGTTATAACTATTTTCAATACTCAGAAATTCCTCTTCAGTTATAAGAGGATAAAGTTCTTTTAATTTATTATATTTATTTCTTAATTGGTCAAAGAAATCTGCTTTTATTACTATTTCTTTAAAATCTTCTTTCATTAGTTTTGTTGTTACAGTATCTAAAGCCTTTTCAAATTTTGTTTTCCTTGTTTCTGGTTCGTAATTATTAATTAAATGATAAAGAATAAATTCATCTTTTACTGATCTATTATATTCATTTTTAACATCAGCTCTTAGAGAAATTATACCAAGTTCTCTAAGAAGTTTTATTATTCTATGTTTATCTTTTATCCCTTCATCTTTCCAATAATCTTTTATTATATTTTTAGAATTAATATAATAATTATAGGGTAATAATGCTGCCATTTCATAAAGATTTTCAATTTTATCTTGTTGTGCTTTTTTCATATTGGTAAAAATATCTTTATTTATTTGTGCAAGTTTTTCAAAGTAATAAGCAAATTTATTCATACGTCTTACCCTTCCATTTTTCATTTTATAATTCTCAAATTTTAGTTTTCTACTTTTTGAAATACATTTACAATACTTCTTTTGATCTTCTTTTCTAACTTCAGAAACATCATCTTCCATTTTCAACTTTCCTTTCTTACAAGCTAATGTTTCTCAATTCGCTTGTAGATGATCTTATCGGTCATGGTATTCTTCTAATTCACTTTGTTTAATGAATACAGGAAACAATGAATCAATCTTTATTCTCACTCTACGGTGTAAATGCAATATGCTATAAGCAATTTTTCCTTTCCTTTTTGTTTTCCATTTAAGTTTATTATAATTCCAATCTACTCCATTTGCAAGCAAAATCTCACCCTTTTGTAATTCAGGATGTTTATTACTATGAACACCCTTTAACATTAATCTTTTAGGTTTTTTAATTTTCTTTTGTTTCATTTTCTATCCTTTGAAATTATCTTTTTGTTGTCTATATTCTACCCAACATCCAGACAAATATTTCTTATTATCATCTTCATATTTTCTATTCTTTTGAAAATACCAACCAACAGGATTAGGAGAACCATCTGGAGAATCTACATAAATTTTGCTAGTACATTTTCCATATTCACTAACTAAAAACTTAAACAATTTTCCTTTCTCATTTATATTGTAATCAGTTTTATACCAATCAATTTCATTTACTCTATAATGTTCTGTTTCATTTACCCATGTTTCTTTAATCCAAATGTTATTATTCATTTTACTTTATCCTCTATATTAAAAGTTTTTAATTCATTTAAAATTTTATTTGCTTCACGAATTAAATAATTTTCTAATGGTTCATATTCTTCTGTTTCCTCATTTTGTTTTCGTTCATCATCATCAGAGTTCCATATTTGAAAACCAAGAAAGTTTATTATTACACAATAACCATCAGTTTTCATTTCAAATAAAGAACCTAGAAGAAAACTATCTTCTGTAATTTGTTCTTCAAATATTTCATTAACCTTTTGAAGAGAATCTAATACCTCATTTAAAAATCCTTTATATATCATTATATGAAATCCTTTCTATTAATCTAAATGATTTTGTAAGAATAACAATTGGATAAAATTCACTTGAAAATATATTAGTTTCTTTATGTTCTACAATTCCTTCAGCATATTGAATTTTATAAAGAGAAAACCTTGAATATGGAAAATCATAAATCATAGCTTTATAAAATTCTCTAGCTTCATTTATATCTTTTATAATACAAAATCCTACTTCTTGATTCCAAACATCTTTTTTCCAATTAATCCAACCACAAATTCCATTTTCTTTTTTATCTTTTGAAATTGGAATTTTATAAACATGAAATGGTGGATATAAGTTATTTTCTTCAGTACAAATATTTTCAAACAACTTGTAAGCAATTCCATAAACTTTTGTTCTTATAGATTCTGGATGAATTGTATTGCACATTATTTTATCCTTTCTATTCAACTGCTACAATAAAAGATTCTCTAATATCCCATTTAAGTTCTTGTTGATTAAATTTTTTACCAAGTGATTCTTCATTTAAAAGCATATAACTAAATGGTTCTTCTTTTGGATAAGCACCTAAAACAGATAAACATGACAAAGTTATTTGAACAACAATATAAGTTTTATCTTCTATAATTCTTTTTGTATAATTTTCCATTATCTTTACTAACTGACCAATTTGAAATTTTGGTTTTGGAAATGTTTCTGAGAATTTCATAATTTCAATTTCCTTTCATTTCATAAGTTCTAACAAGTTATAATCCCCTTCATAATACCTTGCCATTTTCTTTAGTTTCTGATGATAATAGTTTGCAAGCAATTCCCAACCTTGACTGACCAAAGCGTAAGGACGGCCAAATATAGGTGCTTTTTCATCATATAACCAGACAAACAAATCCGGCCTATATTGTTCTGTTATATCTTTAATATCATTTAACCATTCTTGAGGAACAGCATAATCAAAAACTTTTCCTGTTAAAAACAAATCTTGTTTACACAAATCTTCTTTTGTCATTTTCAATTTCCTTTCTTATTTTACAAATTGCTTAACATAATTTATAAACATATCTCCACTCATTTCATTTACATGACAAATAATATTTTGTTTTTTATCTTGATTTTTATAAGACCAATCACAACCGCAAATCACATTTCCCTTACAATTTAAATAAATTGGAATATCTCTTATTTCTAAATCTTCTTGTGAATCATCAATAATATCTTCAAGTGTATAACTAGAATTTATCAATTCATGTTTATTATCTCTACCACCAATTCCATTTTCTTTTGCCCTGCCTTCATTTATTGTATTATCTATTGTATTATCTCCATATCTTTTACGTTCATATTTTGCACTTGTAAACTTAAACACTTCTAATTTCTTTATATTTTCTTTTGTTATTTCATCATGGTAATAGTCATTACTATAACTCAATGCAGAAATTTCGTTCTCATCACAATAGCAATATAATCTCATTACTGCAAGCAAAAAATCATTAGTTACAACTTTTGCATTTGTAGCTATGTAAAAATTACCAATACCAACTTTATATTTCTTAGCCATATCAACTATTGTATTAATTTTATGTGGTGCAATGCTAGGCTCACCACCTGAAATTGTTAAACTAGAAATATAACCAACTTTTGAAAAGAAAGTTTCAATATCATAATCATATATTTCTTTATTTTGTGCTTTTCCTCTTAAACAATGTCCACACTCCATGTTACATTTTCTTGTTATCTCAATTATGACATTGTTAATATCAAGTTTCATGTTTTAATTTCCTTTCATTTATCAACAAAAAACATTGTTTTTTCTTCGTTGTTTGGTTCAACAATAATCATAGGAAGCATTTCTTCAATATCAGTATAATACAAAAAGCCAGTTGATAAACTTATACTAACAATATATTTTTCAAATTCATATTTAATTTCTGGAAATAGTATTTTTCTTTTATTTTCTTCTAAATGAATTGCCATATATATTTCTTTTGAATTGTAGTGTCTCCAACACGCCCCTGGTTGTGGAATTTTAATAGTATTAATAAATTGAACTCTCATTTTCAATTTCCTTTCTATTTGGTTACAATTTCAAATAATTCTTTTTGTAATATATTAATTTCTAATCTGTCATAATATGAATAATTATATTCACTACCAATAAAATGATTGAATTGACTTAGATATTGATTTCCCATATTTTCATAACACTTTTTTATACGTTCTGAATTGAATTTTCTTTTTAATGATTCAAATTTTTTTCTTATACTAGAAATACTTTTCATTTTCAATTTCCTTTCACTACAAGGCAATTGCAATGTTTCTCAATTGCCTTGTAGTTGATCTAATAGGTTTTTTAAGAATATTTTAAACCACTTTCATGCAAAATTTCTAAAATTGGAATTTCCGTTTGATATTTTTCTACAAAATCTTCCATACTCAAATTCATATCAAAATCTTCATTTAACCTTTTTGCAAATTTTATTACATTCTTTAAACTACCTTGTAAATCACCACCAAAATTATAACCTGATTTATGAGTTACACACCATTTATTTGTAAAATAACTATAAATTTGTGTTGGTTTTCCATTAGGCCAACTATGTTCCATCCACAATTGTTTATGAACAAACAAATTTCCAACTTGAATTGCTTTTACAGTTGTATAAAATATTTCACTATTCCAAAAGTAAGAAACATTTGCAAAACCAAACTTGTATCTACCATCATTAAAATAATTTTCTACAGGTTTTCCAATTTTCTTTTCCATTTTCAATTTCCTTTCTGAGATTTTAATGTTTCTCAAACAGCTTGTAATAGATCAAATAGGAAAATCACAATAACCAATTGACCAAACTCTTAATTCACCATCAGAAACTTTAGTTGTTTTAAATTCAGCTTCTAACAAATCAGGTAAAACTTCATTTTTTAGAAAATATTCAATTTCTTGATAAACAAAATCTTCATCTGGTTTGTAATAATTTTTCCATTGTCTTTCAGCACCTACAATTTTTGAAATTTCAAAATTCAATGGGATAATAACAGTATCAAAAATACTTGTTGGTATACCAAAAATTCCTAACAAATCCTTTTTGATAATATCCCATTTTATATGATATTGTTCATATCCATTGTGATAGCCGTTCTGATCCATACTATAGCGACTATAAATCATTTTTAATTGTTTATTCTTATTTACATAGTCAATTGAAACTTTATTATAAAATTTTTCTGTTAATGTTTCAAAAAAGGCAATGGTATCCACTGCCTTTACTTCATATTCAGTGTTTTTCATTTTATTTCTCCATTTGTATAAAACTTGTAGAATGAAAAATAACTACTTCATAATCATCATGTTCAAAAATACCATTTTCAATATATTTTTCTATTTCAAAAAATTCAACTCTGTCTGGATAATTGTCTGATACAATTTTTATAAATAATTCCTCTGCTTGTTTGTTTCCCTCAAGACTTTCCTCAAAAGAAACAAGATTCATAATACAACCGCCAGTTAATTCAATTACATTTACAGTTTGAATCATTTTCTTTTCCTTTTTTAATGTTTCTCAATTTGCTTGTAGTTGATCTAAATACAATGCGATGCAACAGCTTCACCACCAATTTCAATTTCATTAGGTAGAGGTTTTAAAAGAACTTGTACTTCTTTTTTACAAACAAAACAACTTGAAATGAAATTTCCTTTTTCTAATTTTGTAAATCTTTCCATTTCGTGACCTCTAAATCCACATGCTTCTAGTGTCTCTTTTTTCAATCTTCGTTCTTTTGTCATTTTCATTTTCCTTTCATTTTGCTTGTAATAAATCAAATAATATAAATGTTTTTTTCTTATAATCCTTTTGATTATAAGAATGATTATATCATTTGACCTATTTTTTAAAACAAGATTATTAATTGACTGGATATTTTTCAATCCAGTCAAGTCTATAATCTTATTTTAATTCAATGTCAAACAAAATATTTGTTTAAAATGAAAGTGAAGAACAATCCTGCTAGTATATAAGACATTTTTATCCTTTTCAGTTAATATCCTAATCCTTTTCCTAATAGCATAATCATTAAAAACAAAATGACTATACCAACAAATCCAAGAATATCCTGAGTAATTGTTTGTGGTTTATAGTACGTTTTTCCTTTGTACTTGTTTTTGTATCTCATTTTGGATTTCCTTTCTTCTAGAAACTAATTTATTTCTGATATAAAAACATGGATAACGACTACTTTTATTAAAACTTTGTAAAACATCAAAAGAACAAACATCAAAATCAAATGTTTCTGATACAAAATCCTCTCTTTTCTTCAATATTTTTGGTTTTTCCTTTCTTATTTCTTTTGGTGAAATGAAAACTGCTTCACCTTTCTCATATAAATGTTTTGCTTTTACTTTATTTATTCTAATATATAAAAAGTTTCCTTTTACTTGAGTTCTTTTCAGCATTTTGGATTTCCTTTCATTTCATATTGTTGTATAAATATGAATTATTTCATTATATGCTTTATCTAATGAAAAATCCTGTGATTCAGAAAGATTTTCTCCACTTTTAATCCTTTCTTTTATTTTTTGAACCATTTCATTAATACCATCAAGAGTTTCAATTAGATTTTCTCTATAAACCACCATTTCTGACATTTTGTTTTTCCTTTCTCAGAATATGTTTCTAATCAAAAAATAAAAACCTTGTTCAGTCACTTCAGATTCAATATATCTATGATCTTTTGTAATTGTTTCTTTTTTATTCATTGAAATATCATCAATTTTTTTTGTAAAGATATAAAGTGAAGTTTCATCACCAGTTAAAACAAGTTTCAAACCTTCATTAGAAAATGTCATTTGTACTTTCATTTGTTTTCCTTTCTTTTGTTAGTTTTTCACATTGTAAACATCATCTTCAGTTAAAATCTGCATCAATACTCGTTTTGTTTTCATAAAAGGATAGAAATAAACTCTACCCATTTTGTATAAGTCTTTTTTCTCCAAAACTTCAAACATGGTAGCATCTTTTTCATTACTACACAAACAAAATTTATCACAAAATTGTTTTCTTTTTTCTGAGTTTAAATAAATGAAGTTGATTGATAATTCATCAAACTTCACTTGTTCCAAGATGTTATACTTCCCATTTTTCAATTTTCTAATCTGTGAAATGTAAAATGGCATTTTCATTTTCCTTTCATTTTGTAGGTTTTACAATTTTAAGACACAAAAAAAGGCCATAAATAGTCTATAAATAGACTATAAATGACCTTATTTTATATCTTAACAATATGAAGTTAGCAGTCGGTCAAAACCACTAACAAAAAGTCAAGATATAACTGTACTACAAAACCAATTTATATTCCTTTTGACATTTTGAGCCTTTTTTGTCTTTTCTATTCTCTTTTGAATATGTTTGAAAATAGAAATCAATTTTCTTCCGGCTTTTCCAGTATGACATTCAAATTTTATATCAATATCATTTCTGGAAAATGAAAAATAACTTGAATAATCACGAATTGAAAAAGTCACATTGTAACTTAAAGTATGATTTTTCAATTCTGCCAAAATAACTCTTGCTGCTGTTTTTTCAAATTGTGTCATTTTCTTGTTCCTTTCATGTTAGTTGTTTTTATTTTGTTACTCACTTCTACGTTACAAATCATTTTCCATTATTTCAATCTGCTAATTTATCCAAAACTAACAGATTGAATAATGAAAATTAATCAATTGAGATAAGACAAATTTCTCTATGGGTAGAATCAAGAATCATTTGATCCACTTGAGAAATTTTTCCTCCATTTATAACTTTTTCTTTGAGTTTGTTTGCAATAAAACTGATGTTTTCCAAAACTGCAATGATATTTTCTTCTTTTTCAAACAAATCTTCCATTGTTTTTTTCCTTTCTTCTCTGAGAGAATTGTAAAATTTCAAGTCTACACTGAGCCGCATACATAACAAGTCGTTTGTGTTCCTCTTTTGTTTTTGGTTTTAGATTACTAGGTAAGGTTTGTACATCTTTTAAAGCGAGTTTTGTCAAATCTTGAGCAGTCATTTCATTTTCCTTTCTTATAACGATCTGCTATTTGTTCAATTCTTTTCATAATGTCAAACAAATCTTCTGCATTTGTATTAAAACCAAAATAATCTGTTACATCTTCATAAAAACCTTGTCCTTTGTAAACTCTGATATTTGTTCTTGATAATTGTTGTAATGCTCCACAAAAATCATCCATAGAAATTGAAATTTCAAATCCTCTAAAGATGATTTTTGTACAAAATTGTTCTTGAGTTAATGGTTTTGGTGAGTAAATCATGGTTTTAATCCTTTTCTAGTTAGTTGTTAGTTGAAACAAATGTAAACTTCTTTTCTCAGTGAAAATTTCTTCTTATTTCTTCTAATTTTAGCAAATCCATGAATTAAACCATCTTTTTCTAATTGATTTGTAGCTTTCATCTTTTTTGTAACAGGAATAAACTTGAATTGTTCATCCTCAAAACAAGATTCAGATTCAGGTAAAAGAAAAATTGAATCTAAATCTTTTTCAGTTGGTTCTTTTAATTCAATTGAAATTTTGTAACCATTTTCTTGATATTTTCTTAAATAAACCCTGCTATCCAATATTTCTTGACTAATTTGTTTCTTTTTCTTCTTCTTAAAATTGATTTTCTTAAAACTTGGAATTTCTGATCTTTTCAATGTAAATTTCATTTGTTTTTCCTTTCTTGTTAGTTGTTAGTTTAAAACCATTATCAAAGGATGTTAATTTATCCAAAACTAACATCCTTTTTTATTTAGTTGTTTCTGTTTTGTTCACTTTCTGTTAGCCAATATTACAAACTGCTAATTTATCCAAAACTAACAGTTTGTATAATGACTCACGGGCAGTGAGTTAGTTACAATTTACAGATTTTCAATTGGAAAATCAACTTCAATTCCATTTGTAAGAGTAACCTTAACTCCCACAAACATTTTCCAATTCAAATCTTCTTGAGGAAACATTTCATTTACCATTTGTTCAATTTCATGTTCTTTCATTTCAATTGTAAATTCCATTTTCTTGTTCACTTTCTGTTAGTTGTTAGTTTCAATCCTTACTTTCATTATCAGTATATAATAGTTTTTAATCTATGTCAATCAAATATTCTTTTTTCAATACAAAAAAGTAATGTTTCTCATTTACCTTGTAATTGATCTAATAGGTTTTCATTTACAAATATCAATGTTTTTCAATTGCCTTGTAGTTGATCTAATTACAAATTAAAAAATCCTTTGATTATTTTTCTTCCATGATATATATGTACCTGGATGACTTATAAATATTGATGCAGATATTCCTATATATTGATAAATAGAAATGAATTACAAATTGAAATGAAATGAAAACAAAAAAAGGTTAAAATGAGGTTTTATTAGGTATATTGTGCGGTCCAATTAGGTATATTATACCTGATTTTGCAATAAAATCAATCAAATAAAACAATCTGTTAAAACCTAATTGAAAAGGTTTTGACTGATTGAAAAGGGTAGAAAGTGAATTGAAAAACAATAATTCACTTTTTTTGATTTTGATTATAGAAAAACATCATTTTTTGCTTGACAGTTTTTCCGCTATATAATAATGGTTGAATCGTAACACGAAACATTGATTCTGCTTGATTGGCAAGCAGAACGAAAAAACGCAACAAACAAAATGGAAGGAAAAGAAAAAATGAACTTCAAAAAATCAACAAAAGAAGCAATGGTTCCAATGGAAAAAAATCTCAGTACATTGGAGAATTTACTTGTCAATCGTTTCGACTTGCAACTTGCAAAAACTAATACCCTTGCCGAACAATATATTATTTTGAGTCAGCGAATAGCAGTCATCGAAACGACTGCAAAGGAAACAAATGACTTGATTAAAACATTGTTTGGTAAGGTGTCATCACTGGAAAAGAGTTTAGGTGATACAAGAAAAAACGAAGTTGCAAAGGAACTTGCTGGCAATGTTATTCCGCACACTGCTACCAGCAAAAAGATTAAAGGTTTAACAATAAATGAAGATAGATTTTTGGAACTCAGAGAAGAAATGACCCAAGAGGATTATCCAGACTTTGAAAGGTTTTATTCTATAGTTAAAACATGGTGCAAAAAGGATGCGTGGAAAACATTCGGTAAGAAAAGTATGCAAGCGCAAGCAAAGGAACTTTGGGATAATGAAGTTTCGAAGCTTGACCCAATGAGTCAGGAACTAGACGAAACACCATATAAGTTTCCTGAAAAATCAGTTGAAACGAAAGCACAAAGCCAAACTGAAATATGGTCGAGTACAATGGGTATCGACAAAACACTGCTTGACAAAGCCGTTAGTGGAGTCAGGCAATGCACAGAGGACGAACTAGAAATCAAGTCCGTATTGGAGTTTCTGAAAGTGGACTTGCATAGTCCTTCAATTAAAGCTTTCAGCAAGTGGATTTTGAGTTTGTGCAAGACCGGCTAATAATCACTAGACCGGCTAATAATCACTCCAAACCACCATTAAAATTACGGGTAGCAGTCATTAGATTGCTACCCGTAACCTTTTCTGAAAGGATATTAAGCTAATGAGAATAGACTTCAAAAAACGCCCAAAATCGACTAGCAAGCAGTCACCTCCTGGCAAGCAGTCACCTCCTGGCAAGCAGTCACCTAATCTTCCCATGTTAGCAAGTGACTATTCGCCATATTCAGGCATGATTTTGACAAAGGTGGGATTAATTAAAGAAATCAAGTCGAGAATGTACAAGTTTTTGTTTAATTGGATATGCAGTCAAGTCGCAATGAGTACGAACCACAAAGATCTTTTTTCCGTGATAGAAGCAAAAACAATTGCAAGTGAATTAAACAAAGTTTTTAATAAAGTTATGACACTTGCAAGCGATAAAGAAAATAGAACAACAAAAAAAGAACTTCAATTGTTAGTTATAAATTCATGTAAGGATATTGCCTCTTGCATGATAAATGAATTAAGTTTGTTAGATATTGACTTATAATAACAATCAACTGAAAACAAGTGACTTATGTTTATTAGAAGCTTTATTTATAAGTCACTTGTTTTCATTTCAATTGTATTTGTTTTCATTTCATTTCAATTGTACTTCAATCGAGCCGACCTTATAAATATTTTTTTTTGTTATATGTGCATGTACCCCCGCTCCAAATTTTTCACTAAAAATTATATTTGAAAACCTTTTTCTATTAACTACTAACATCTACCCCCACTCCAAAAATTTTACCAAAATTTATATTTCAAAAACTAATTTCTATATTTCTTATTCTATCTATAATATATGATACCAACTAATAATCTACACTACTTTTATATAAAACTTTTCTCTCATTTGTTTAGTTATCATTTCAAGATTACTTATATAGGTATTGTATGTTAGTTTTCTTTCTATTGCATCTGCACTCATACCAATTACTAATTTACAAAACTTACAATACTCTAAATGTTTTTCTTCATTATTTGTTATTGAATTTAAAATATCATTATTCATAATTTATTTTCTTTCTAAAATTTTATAAATTAAAAAAAGTTTAGTTTTCATGTTTCATTCCTCTAGGTCAAAAAGTAACCTCTACTAGAAAAGTTTAATCAAGAATTATAATTTGTATTAGAAAAGTAATTTGTTAAAAAATATTTTATAAAAAAGTTTAAGCTTTTGGTATGGTTTTTGACCAGTAAACTGAAACTACTTTTGAGAAAACTTTTTACTAATTACAATTTTTATTAAAAAAGTAATTTTATAGAAAACCTTACTTTTTGACATAGAAAGTAAGAAATTTTTAAACTTTTCTTAAAGTAAGTTTTCTTTTTAAGATTATTACTTGTTGTTTTTCTACTTCACAAGTTTTAACTTTTTGAATAATACCCAAAGGCTGTTTTACACCAGCAATAACTGGTTCTAAAAGTTCTAATGGATTCCATCCTTTTTCAATTAGTAAAGAATTTAACTCTGCTGATACTTGGTGTGGTTCAGAATTTAAAAACATTCTTTGATGATGAACAAAAATTTTGATACTAGCTGTTATTCTTCCTGAAGAAATTCTTCTTCTAGTTCCATCATTAAATACAAAATCATTATGTTCATAATGAAATTCAAAATTTAATAGTTCTCCATTTATTTCTCTACTCATACCATTTTCATCATCTATAATAAAACTTAAATTATTATGAGAAAAAAATTCACTAAAAGAACTTTCATCATTAACAGTACATTCAAAATTTAATTCTAAATGAGAAAAATTTTGATTAAAATGTAATTCAGTTATTCTACCTAATGGAGAGAATGAATTGTCTGGATCTTTAAGTATCATTTTTACACCTTAATGTTAGTTTTCTTTTTAATGGATAAGTAGATTCTACTAAAACTTTATTTGGAGAATCTGTTAAAAACATATTTTTGATTTCAAAAGTAAATGATAAAAAAGAATATATAACTTCTATTATTTTTCCATAAAGTACCCACTCTTCTCCTTCCTTTGTTGTAAGTCTAAAAGTAACAAAATGATTAACTCTATTTGAAATAAAAGAAGAATCATAATCATAAATCTCATATTGAGGAATAAATTCAATTCTCATTAAATCTTTTGTTAAAAACTTACATTTAACATTTCCTAATCTTTGCTGAGAATCATATTTTACAATTGGATCATTTGTTAATAAATGTTTTGAATAAAGATATTCTAATTCTCCTTCTTTTATTTTCTTACTTATCAAAGTCATCATATGATTCATTATGATTTACTCGCTTCAATAATTGATTTAATATTCCAAGGTTTATTATACTCTTCTTCCCATTTCTTTTTGTCTTCTTCATTATACTCTTTTAATTTATAAAACTTATCATTAATTACTGTTTCATTTATTTGTAAGATTTTTGCTGGAAAAATATAAGATGAACACATACAGGAAGGACATTGACTTTCTTCTTCAAATACTTCATCACATTCAACACATAGTTTTGCTCTAGAGAATTTCATTTAATCTCCTTCTTCTAATGCTCTAATTTCTTCATTATCTGGTAAAACCTTTCCACCTACTACTTTAGGAACTAATTCCCAATGTTTTAGATTTGCTATTTCTATTAAAGCTTCTTCTCTTGATTTATTCCAAGCCATTTCTGCTATTCTTCTTAATGCAAAAGCACTCATTTCTACAAAGTTTCTTCTTGCTTCAAAACTTATTGTTCCCCACCATTCATTAAATGTCATTTTATTTTATCCCAAAATAAATAAATAATTTGAATTAATAAAACTATACTTCCACCAATTAATTGAAAAACAACTGCTTTTTTATAAGAATATTTTTTATTAACAGTAAGAGAAATAAAATAAATACTTGTAAGTGTTATTGCTACATAAAATATACTAATCAATTTTCTTTTTCCTTCCTCTCTTTCCTCCATGTTCTCCCATACCAGTAATTGTATCTACAATATTAAAAGGAGCATTTGAATTAGTTGCTTTTAAACCAGCAATACAATCTATTCTATTTTTGTAGCCATCACCAGCACTACTAGCAATTATATTTCCATTACTAGAAATTAATCTCCATCTCCATTCATTTTTTGCATCTTTATAAACTTCAAATCTTGCATCTCTCATTTTCATATTAACTCCTTTGCTTCTTCAAATAAACAATCTTTTTCCATCATCAATGATAAATGTTTTGCTCTATTTTTTACTTGAGTTGCCCATTTACTTTTTAACATTTCTTTTGCTGCTAATTTATAATTTCCTTCTTCAATTAATTTTAATGTTTTCTTAAATTTCAATAATCCTGATATTCCTAAATTAAAAGCCATATCAACTAAAACATCTTGTCTATTTATTGTAATATTTTTAAACCAACATAATTTTTTTCTTAAATCTGCTTCAGTATAAGAAATATCATTTTCCAATAAATAATAAACTTCTTCAGTTGATAAACCTTTATCTTCAAGATTTCTTCCAACTCCTATTGTTGGTTTTCCTGCTGGACAAATATATAATTTATTTTTAAAACCTTCATGTTCTATTAACATCTGATTTATTTGTAAATTAAAATCTATCATTTCTTATCCTTAAAAAGTAATGGGGGATTTCTCCCCCATACAATCATCATTTAGGTTTTTTTAAATAATCAATCTCCTTTTATGGATTAGCTGCTACCTTATCAGCTAATTTCTGACGTTCAGTAGCAAATTCAGTAGCAAATGTTTGAGCTTGTTCCAACGTAACAGCATCTTGTACACCAGCTACCAATTTATCAATTAATACTAATACAGAAGCAACTACACCTTTAGTTGCTTCTACTTCAGCCGAAATTACATCAAAACCTAAACTCATTTTATACTCCATTAATATTAGGTGAATTAGTAAATTGTCCACTTTTTTGTGTAATTCATCATCACGGAATAACCAAGATAAAATCAATAGAATAACCCCCTTTCCTTATTTATTATAGTTTCTTTCTCCTTTCTATATTTATTTAGTTCTTTGCGACTCATTACATTTCTGTACCTTTTCTGTTCCCTTCTATACCTTTTCACTTCCTATTCATACCATTCATTACCTTTTCATTTCCCTTTTGCTCTATACACTACCTTTACCCATCCCCACAGTTTAGCTTACTACCGTTTCCCTTTGAAACGATTCAACTCGTAACCATTTCTTTTCTAGTCGAAACCCTTCTGCTCTCCACTTTAACTATTCGTTACTTTTCTTTTCTGATCCTTACAATTACATATTCTTTCCCTTCTGCTCTCCACTTTAACTAAACGATACCTTTCTTCTCCAATCCTCACAATTACATATTCTTTCCCTTCCAGACCTTTCGTTTCTCCGCTTTCTCGTTTCGTTACTATTCTATACCTTTTCTTTTTATAACTTCCCTTTTATTTTTTCCCTCCTTTTTTCTTTTTACTAATTTTACCATTAGAAATTGTTTCCCATGTAAAACTTCCATTACCACCACCACGCCAACAACCAATTCCTTGATCTCCACCATAATCAAGAATTGATTCTATTTTATCCCAAGTTAATTCACTATGTTTATATAAACGTAAAATAAATTCAATTGAGGTTCCTTCATTAACATAATCAGAACAAGCTAAAGATATTCTTTGTCCTCTAGCTGTTTGTCCTATCATTGGACGTTCTATTTGTCCATCTGGTTTTTCTTTAATCCAAATAAATCTTGGATAGACAAATAAAAAATCTACAACTTTGGATCTTAATGCTTTAACTTTTAACATATTTTTACATACATTTGCTGCGTGTTTTAAAAATCCCTTAATTTGATAATTAACAAAATAAATACCTTCTTCATCTGTATGAAAAATAGTTTTACTTTTGCGTTTTTCTGTAGTTTCTTCTGGAAGCATTTCTAACTCTTCTTCCAAGTTTTCTGATTCTTGTCCTATGAATTGTGTATATAATTCTTTATTCTCTGGTGACATTGCTAGACATGGAGTTGTAAAAGTTATTTTAAATTTTCTTTCCTCAAATTCCAATCCCATAATTTTTTCCCTCACTTGTACTATAACTTTATTTTTACAGAAAGTCAACTAGCTATTTTTTTAAAATCAATTGGTTTTTGTCTTACTGATTTTAATATTTCTTCTATTGGTAAATCACATTCTGGAGAAATTTTATAAACTATGGTTTCATAAACTAACATACACTTTTTACATTTATAAATATGACTATTTTTAGTTGTAGTTGGTATATAATTCATAAAACCATAACATTTAAGACATTGATTCATTTCTTTTTCAATCTCCTTTTCTTACTTTTACTTTTGTCATAAGATGATCTTATATAATCATATGTAGAAAATAAAATACAATGTTTATTGTACAAACTTTCTTCTTTAAACAATGTAGAATATAAAATAAGAATCAAATGACTTTTTATTAAAATAATTCTGTGTATTTTTGGATCTCTTTCTTCTATAAGATTAGAATAATTTTCTTTTCTAGATTCAGATAAATAAAACCAATTTGATACACTTTCTGGTCCTGGGATATTTGATTCAGAACCACTACCATAACAAACACATTCTTGTAGAAAACTTATTGCATCTTTTGTATTATCTATTCTTCTTAAAGAAAATTTATTACTTCTTTTTTTGCTTACTCTTTTTAGTTTTCTTCTTTTGGTTTTCTCTACGATCTCTTTCTTCAGGATTATTCTTATCGGTTTTGATTTTCTTTTTATCTTTATTCTTTTTGTCATTCATTATTTACTCCTTAAATTTGCTTTTTTTAAATTTGCTTTTTTTAAATTTGCTTTTTTTGATATACCAAGGGATTCCATAATTCGTTTTTCAAGTTCAGATTTCATTGGGACAATTCCATTTAATGTTCTACTCAAAATAGTTTCAGATGGCGATCCTCCAAGAGCTTTTCGTAACTTCCACAATGGAATTTTTTGTTCTTTAATTATTTTATATAAAGGATGTTCAATTATTTCAATATCTGATATTAATTTCATTACTTACTCCTTTCTTATATTTCTTAAATTAGGATCAGCATTAGGTAGTGGTTCTCTTATATTGAATTGATGTTTAGCCAAAGCTTTTGATGTTATTAAAAACATTTCTTTTCCTTCTTTAGTTGTAATATCTGGAGAAAGAAGATAAAAAAACTCTTTTAGATCAAAATAATCTTTCTCTTCTGAAAATTCAATTGGTTTTTCATAACCACTACTAAAAATAATTTTTATTGATTTATATAGATCAATGAATTGTATTAATTCTACTGATCTTAAATCAATAACTGTTTCTTTTATTCTTATTAACATATTTATTCTTCTCCTTCTATGAGTTCTATTCTTCCTCTATGAAGGGCAGTAAAAAATTCTATTGTTGGATGTTTTTCTCTAGTAAGTTCTAATGCTTTTTCAAGAGTAGAAGCAACAACGTGACAATGAATATTATCTTTCCAGGTTTTTTTTGGATCTTCAGATCTTTTGCTTCCCTGTATTTCCCAATATATTTTATTTTTCATTTTTGTCCTTTTATGGGGGGTTTCCCCCCCTATTTCTTAATTGATTATTCTGTTTCCTCAGTATCTTCATCAACAGCTTCTTCGTCTGCAACTATGACTTCTGGTTCAAGAGGAATGTATTTTCCAAATTCTTTTTTCCATCTTGATACACTCAAAGGAACTCCTGTTTTCTCATTGCAAATATAACAAGTTTTCCATTGTCCATTAGAAATTGTAAAAGTTATTTCTTCCTCTTCACCATCTTCAGAGTAAGTAGAAAAATATAAACAACCACTATCAATGCTTATAGTATCTGCAAAGACATAAATTTCTTCTTGTTCACTTATGGCTTTATATACTTTAATACAATAACAATTTACACCCCAATCTTCTGCTTCTTTAAATTGTGATTTATCCATTATTTCTCCTTTAAAGTGGTTGAATTACAAAACCTGTTTTTTCTTTTCTAATTTTACTGTGAGTTAAAAATAATTTGTTAAAGTTCTGTTTCTTTTTTAAATTTATTTTCTTTATTATATACCCTCCTAGTTTTTTAGTTTGTTTAATTTTTAAAATATCCCCTTCTATTATTAAATTTAAACCTAGTACATGAAGAATTTCTCTGTTTATTTCTTGTATCACCCCCATTTCTATTAAAGCTAATAGATCTATTTCTGTACAGGTTTCCTCCATAGATAACGATAGTATTCCTTGTTTTGCAAAATTAATTATTTGTTCTTTTAGTATTATTCTTATATCATTGTCAAAAGATTTTCTTGGAAACTTTTTTACTATTCTTCCCCTCTTACATTTAATACATTTTTTTATTTCTTTTATCTTTTCTTCTTGTTCTTCATCAAAATTTTTCTCAGGTGGATTTTTTGCTAATTCTTGTCTTTTTATACAACTTTTAGTTGTTATAATTGAATTATTCTTTTTGCATTTCATTCCCCCCTCCACCAATAACTTCTCTATTTAATTTCTTTCTTTTGGTTGGGAGAAATGTTGATATTCTATCAAATTCACTATTTAATACTATTGGTTCTACAAAACATCTTATTTTTTGATATATTTCTTTGGTTATTTTGTTTTCAAAAAAGATTTTCTTATCAAAATAGGAAGCAATAGTAATTTTCATTATTGATTGTATTGATAAGTTACTATTTGTTCCATTTAGAATTAATATAGCATGAGAACTTAATATTAATTCTATTTCTTTGTTAAATACCGCTTTTTCTAGGAGAACAACATAATTGTTGTTTGGATCTCTAGATCTTATTTGTTTAATTGCATTAATGTCAATATCTTTACCATCAAAATGAATAATTAATGGTATATTTGTTAATATATGTTTTAATTCTAGTAATTTTTCAATGTCTTTTGTTGTTGGAGAAAAAGATTCTTCGATTACAAATATTCTCATTTCCCCCCCTGTTATAAAAAGAGGGTATAGAACTTTTTACAGTAAACTATACCCTCCTTCTGTGAAAATAAAAAATGTTGCTTGTTTTATTCTACTTCTGATTCTACTTTTCCCTTAGATTCTTGTAAAATAACTCTAAACTCTTTGCAAAGTTTAGTAATATTCATACAATGTTGCCTTGCAACTTTAATGGAAGACTTGTTAGCATAATCAACAAATTTATTTACAGCTAATCGGAGTTCTTTCATTTCAGATTCAAGATCAGAGTAATAATCTGTAATAGAATCTTGAACCTTTTCAGGAACAGAATATGTTACTCCTACAGGTCTTCCTCTTTTCTTTTCAACTTTCTTTTTACTTTTCTTTTCTGGTTCTTTTTCCTTTGTAGATTTTACTACTTTTTTCTTAGGCAATTCTTCTTCCTTAACAATTTTCTTAAAAACTTTCTTTTTACTTCCTGCAACTGGCCTAGGCATAATCTTTTTCCTTTTTTAGTTTTTAAATTAATGTTATTAACAAAATTACCAGCAAAATTACTCTTCTTCCTTTGTTTTATTTTCTTTCTGTAAATTTAATACACCAATTGGAATATTACTTTCTTTTTTAAAAATTAATACTTTGTTTGTTGTTTCCTTTCCTAAAAATTTTTTTAATTTAAAAAAATGTAGTTCTCCTTTTAGTTTTGTGAAGTAGTTATAATAAATAATGTCTGCAAAATGATCTCCAAAAACAACTTTACTTCCATTTACTACTGGTTGTGTTTCTATGTCAAGAGAAAAAGTTAAATTCTCTTTATCAAAGGAAAATTTTTTATATTTTATATTTAACTTTGGTAATTTTTTTAAACCAAAGTGAGCAAAGTTTTTATTATCAGTGAAAGCATATCCAGAGAAGAAAAGCCTATCACTATCAAAAATAGATTCTTCTTTCTTTTTTAGCTTTACTTTTTTAGTAGTCTTCATCTCTGTATTCAACTCCAGCATATTCTCGTCCTATTTCATCTTTAACATCTTGAAAATATTGTTGTAGAGAATATTTATTTTTTTTATCAGAACAATATTTTTCAATTTTATAACAAATAAGTTTTCTCCAAAAAGCTTTTGGATTCCAAGTTGGACAAATTTCTTGTGGTCTAACTGCTTTGGAAAAATAACCACAACAACCATTTAAAACAGCTATTTTCTTAAAAAATCTATTAAAAGGACTTAAACCAATATAATGTTCACAAGATTCACAACAAGAAATCTTGAAAACAAAATCTAAACCAAAGTGTATTTTTAAGTGATTTGTGTATAAAAGTTCTATAAATTCATTGGAACCATCAACACTATTAAAATTTTCTTGTATTGTTTCTGCAATTCCTCCTAAAACATCATAAAGTTCTGCTCTTTCACGAAACCTATCTTTAACTTTTTTATTTAAAGGCCAAGACATAATTTAAAATCACCCCCTTCCGTTTTTCTTATTGTTAATTTTCTTTTAACAGAAGCTAAAAGAGAAGTCAAGCATTATTTTTATCTTTTTTATCCTCTCCAAAGGATTCATACCCTGGAGTGTTTCTAATGTAGCGAAAGAATTGACCTTTTACATCTCCACTTATTAAATAATTTATATTTGGAACCCAATCAGACTTATTACCTGTTATTTTGTAAGCATACTCAAAGTATTGGCTAATATAAGTATTTATGGTGAAATCACAAAGATTCAAAGTCAAATGATCTTTAACCATGTTATCAGAAAAAATTGAAAGTCTAGTTAAATTAGAATAAATTTCATCGTTAGCAAGTTTTTTAGATCCTTTGAAAAAATATTTTATTAGATACTTTTTTACTCTTTCAAGTGTTTTCTCATATTTGGAACCAATACCATAAATTTTATTAAATGCTTTTTCTTTTGGAAGCAAACAACTTTCAAACCAATCTTGATAAAAACTAGGAACAACTAAAAAGTTATCAAGAAATTTTATATTTGATTTTCTATATTTTAATTGAGGATGTTGTTTAGTTATATTTACAAAATTATCTATTGCTAGTTTAAAATTATCAGTAGTTATTTTATGAGTAAACATTCTATAAGTAATAGCAAGTCTAATAAGTTTAAATGTGTTGCTTTCTACACTATCCAAAGAAATTCTATGTTTTGCAAATCTATCTGTATCTGATAAATTCCAAGTTTTTATTATTTCCAATACATCTTCATTTTTTGCTGGCAATATATTTTTTTCTACAAGAGTTTCAAAACTTTTAAGCAACCATCTATGAGAATCAATATGGGTGAGAAAACTTTTTGGATCAATGTCATAATCGGAGAAAGTGACAAAATTCCTTTTTAGTACAAATCTTTTAGGTTT